ATGATGACAAAAAGAACAGTGATTCCTCACCTTGGGCAGGTACTGAGAGCCCTAATCAAAGCAGGCAACTACAGAAACTGTCTAGTTGCCCGGGGTTTAGACAAGAATCTGGACGACCTGGCCGGAGAGGCCGTTGCCCGGCAAAGCACAGCTTTCGAACTGATGCAGGAAATCGAAGATGCCTGCAGCAAAACGCTTGCCGAGGATTGTGGCCATGAGTGGGCTCAATTTTTTCGGCAGGCGTGGTTTCGCACACGCGAAGCGCTGCAAGTGCTGACGCAGTATGTTGATACGAGCCCCATGACACTAGAGAAGGATGCGGATCTGTTTACTCAACAGTTTGCCGTCCCCATGCTTTCCGGATTTATTCACTTGGCAGTCAGTTTACGGGGCGGGGGTAATGTGGACGCATGGCTCACCAACCCCTTACGGGCCTGGCTCGCGTTGGCCGTCAGTCGATCCGGTGTCGATGAGCAGAGTCTGTTGACCAATTTTGCCAATGACCTGGATGTCGATCAGCGCACAATTGATCGCTGGTTGTCAGGTGAGCCAATCGGCAAACTGTCTTGGCCCTACGCGCCGAAGGTCGCGGCCACACTCGGCAAGAAAGGAAGTGAGCCGGATGTTCAGCTACTAACGGGGTGGCTGCTTATTGCTTGTGCATTCCAATCGATGTTGCCCGAAATCCGGGGTGCCGTGCGCCGAGATTTGGTGCTGCGCAAACAGCAACCATGGGCCCTTGAGAGTGCTATCGCGAAGATGAATCAGGAAGGTGAACGGTTAGGCAACTCGCCGGTACGCAGCGAATCTGTGCCGCTGCTGAACGAGATACAGCAGTGTTTTTCGGCGAGACCGCGCAATGATGATGTCCTGAGACTCCGTCTAGGTCAGTTTCATAAACTAATTGAACAGGCTACACCTGCTCTCAGGCCGTCTTATCGGTACATTCATGATTGGTTCAGTGCGAGGCATGCTGCGCTACTCGGCGAGAAAGAATCTGCACTGCAGCTTTACGCCAGCGCCGTTTCAGCCGGGTGGTGGCGTGCAGGGGGGAATCAGCAGCCGATCCTGAATGAAGCCCTGCTGTACGCGGTCGGGGTTGGCGACAAAGATGCGGCCAACGCCTACTGGGACAAGACGTTTATGTTGGGTTTGAATCGGGGACCAAAAAGACCGCTGGATGATCAGGAAATGCGCCGCATCGCATTTGCCTTTGAGCAGATGTTTTCCCCTCAAAAAGCGAAGGATCGCATTCCACCTCCCATGGAATTAAGGACCACCGAAGACGCTTTTACTCTTGGCCGAAAACATCTGGCAAACCCGAACCAGAAAACCAAGTACGCGGAAGGCCGCACTAGAAGAACGCCGCTGATGGTAGCGATCCAGGAAGGTTCGTTGGATGAAGTGCGCGCGTTGATCGCGGCTGGCGGCAATCCCAACGACTTCATCCCGGAATCCGGAGAGGGGCCTCTGTCGTATGCGATGCGCCGCGCCTGCGACCGCAAGGATCCGCTCATCATGGATTATCTGCTCGGACTTGATCTGTCGCCAGAGACGGTCAATCGGAAAGCTTCGACGAGTCGCGAAACGCCACTAAAAATCGCCGTGGAGATGGCGAATGCCCAAGCTGTTTCCCGGTTGATTGAACTTGGTGCCGATGTCGAAGCGGCTTGCGACTATCTTCCGTCTGTCCTCTGTTACGCGATGATTCTCCTTCACGGCAGCCTGCACAGGGAAGATCCAACCCAGGAAATGGCCTACTTTTCAGGCAAGATCCGCGCTGATGTCTACGACGCAAAAGAGGGGGCGGTACTTGATGTTGACCTCTCTGCTCGTCGCAAACGCTTTTACGACCTTGCAAAGGCCTCGAGTCGCAACACGCAGATACTGGACGCTTTTTTTGATTACATCATCCGGCCACCGGAGGATCATCGTGCGGTCATCGCAGCTTTGCTTGCGGCAGGAGCAAATGCCAACCGTCGATATCGTGTAGAAGCGCATCATCTGGCTGAATGGACGCCGACCCTATTTGCAGCACAGATAGGAGATCTGGCTGTCTTCAAAATGCTCGTTGAGCACTCCGGGCCTAATCGTGGCGATCCTGACCTGACGTTGATGACGCCGAGCAGTCTGGAGCGCTTCGATGCGCTGTGGGTGGCAATTGATCACGGACAGCATTCAATCGTGTCTTACCTGATGGAACGGGAAAAGCAGACTTGCTGCTGATCCGGTCATCGTCTAATTTTCTGACGAAAACCTTCGGCGCTATGTCGGGACGGATTTACTGGCAAAGCTGATCCTTATGGCTCTACAACGGCCATTGAGGATCAGCAATGCAGTACTGCAAAGACAAAGACATCAACCAACTCGTTAAAGACATGGTGCGAAGCGGTTGGCACTTTGAATGGGGTAGGCATGGAAAGTTACTCCACCCCGCAGGGAATAGATTCATTACCGTTCCCAAGACGCCCAGCGATCACCGATGCCTTTCGAATATCCGTCGAGATATTCGGCGCTTGCAGAGAAATATCGCGGCACTGGCGTCGGATTGACGTTCACGTCAATCCGGCGACCTAAGCACCCGCATCTGCTCGCTCCAGACGTTGGGCCAGGGACGGCGCATCACTTGCTCCAACACGGAGTCGGGCGAACTTACCAGTCGTTCCACAACCCCTGGGGCCAGCAAAGTCAGCCGCAGTACCCGACGCACCTGCGTCATATCCATGCCCTCGGCTTCAGCGATCTCGGCTACCGATGCTGCCCGCTTCTCGTTCAGCAGCCGCTGCCAATGGTGCGCCAGTCCAAGCGCCCGCATCAACGCGCTGTCCTGCGCCGCCGCCTGAACCGCGCGCTCCTGCTTGGCCTCTGCCAAGAACTCCTGCGGCGCGTCCAATGGTGTGATGACCCGCTTCTTCAGCCCTCGTCTCACTAGTGTCCAGGGGACAAAGGTTTCCAGCCGCACGCCACCGGCGGGAGTTGGGAGTTCATGGGTGATCGGGCGGCCTGTCTGCTTGCCATAGTGCTTCTTGCTGGTCATTTCGCCTCCTACCGGAATCGTTCAAGCATCTGACGCTGCTCTGGCCAGAGCGCAGGAATGTCGTTACGCATTAGCCACAGCAGGGTGAGCCTTCGGGGCTGGCACCCCCTCATGAACTGTTCAACAATGTCGGGGGCCAACCGCGCCAGCCGCAGCAGCCGGCCCACCGTGGTTGGCATCAATCCTTCGGCACGGGCGATCTCGACCACGCTCTTGAACGTGCCAGAGTCGAGCAGGTCGTGCCAGAACATTGCCCGGGCAACAGCCTCGATGATCCGGACGTCGTGGGCAGATTCCCTCCCGTCGACCAGCAGCTTTCCCTTCTTCCGCTTGAACTGGAGGGGCACGAAAGTTTCCAGCGAGCTGTTCATCAGGCCTCGACCTCCATCAGTTCCGCGCCGATCTCCCTTGGAGCGAATTCGCCAATCAGCTTGTCCCAGCCCAATTCCCGCCACTTCACCTTGATACCCTGCACCTCACCGACGTGGACGAGGTCAATCCGTTCGATCATCAGGTTGGCGATGCGGTGGCGTTCGACCGGGAACAACTGATCCCACACGTCGTTGAGCCGTCCCATTGCCATGACCGTGGTGGCCTCGTCGACCTGTCCGCCGTTGCGCTGAATGTGGCGAACCACCGATGCAATGGATTCCGGGCTGGTCAGCACCGTGCGGATTTGGGCGACCACCGCTGCCTCGATCTCCGGTGCAGGCAGGCGCTCGTAGCTCTTGCCCGGCGCGCCGAAGCGGCTTTCGGACTTGGACACGTAATAGTGATACTTGTGTCCCTTCTTGTTCGAGTAGGTCGGGTACATGCGTTCGCCCGAGGGGGCGTACAGCAGGCCACGCAGCAAGGCGTCAGTACGTGACCGAATCTTGGTTTCCACCGACCGGGCATGGCCGCTCTTGGCCAGCACCGCGTGAACCTTGTCCCAAAGCGCCTGGTCGATGATCGGCGGATGCGCGCCGGGATACCAGTTTCCCTTGTGCGACAACTCCCCCAGGTAGATGCGGTTGCGCAGCAGCTTGTGCAGGTACTTCTTGTCGATGCGCGTGCCGCTGCGGGTCTGGCCCTCCTGCGTCGTCCAGGCCTTGGTGGTGATACCTTCGGCGGCCAAGTTGGCGGCGATCTGGGTTGGCGAGCCGATGGTCAGCATTTCCTCGAAGATGCGGCGCACCACTGCCGCCTCGGTTTCGTTGATGACCAGTTGGCGGTTTACGACGTCGTAGCCCAGGGGCGGCACGCCGCCCATCCACAGGCCCTTCTTCTTGGCAGCCGCGATCTTGTCGCGGATGCGCTCGCCGGTGACCTCGCGCTCGAACTGGGCGAAGGACAGCAGGACGTTGAGCATCAGCCGCCCCATCGGGGTGGTGGTGTTGAATTGCTGGGTGACCGAGACGAAGGACACCGCATTGCGTTCGAACACCTCGACCATCTTGGAGAAATCGGCGAGGCTGCGCGTCAGGCGGTCGATCTTGTAGACCACCACGATGTCGATCTGGCCGCGCTCGATGTCGGCGAGCAGCCGCTTCAAGGCCGGGCGCTCGGTGTTGCCGCCGGAGTAGCCGGGGTCGTCGTAGTCGTCCGAAACAGGAATCCAGCCCTCGGCGCGCTGGCTGGCGATATAGGCGTGCCCCGCCTCCTTCTGGGCGTCGATGGAGTTGAATTCCTGATCGAGCCGTTCGTCCGTGGATACCCGGCAGTAGACCGCACAGCGCTGGCGGGTACGGGTAGCGGCGATTTCGTTCATCTCGCCCCTCCCATGCCGAGACCGAAGAACAGCGGCCCGCTCCAGTGCTGGCCGGTGATGTGCCGGGCTACCGCCGTCAAGCTCTTGAAGGTAAGACCTTCGTATTCGAAACGGCCCTCGGCATTGACCGTCACCCGGTGCTCGCGCTCGCCCCACTCGCGCAGAATCACCGTGCCCGGCGCGAAATGGAATTCACGTGGCTTGGCGCGCAGCTTGATCTTGGAGTGCTTCGCGCCGATCGCTTCCAGCCGCTGCCTTGTCTCGGGGGCAAGGCCGCCGAAGGCTTCTTCTTGCAGCTTGTAGGCCAGGCGCGATTCGATGTGCGTGCGGTTGGGGCGCGGTGGGCGCTGGCGGAAGTAGCGATCCCACAGCACCCAGAGCTCGGCCATGGACATCTGGCCCAGGTCGGCGATTTGCCGGGCCACCGTTTGTTGCTTGGTAAGCGTGTCGTTCATCACAACTTCTCCTGTTGATAGGGGGTTGTATGAACGCGCTGGTCGGGCAGGAAGCCAAGTCCAACTTCTCTCTGATTTTGATCGTCGCCGGCGAGCGTGCGGACGATGGCGGCCGCAAGGATGGTGGTGATTTCCGCAGCACGGGCGCTGGCGGATATCTCCGAGGGTGATGCGAGTTCGAGGTTCTTCATGACGGCTCCGGGGAATTGCAACCGTCATGGATAATATGTCCTATCTTCTCGACTAGATGGCAACGTAGGGTAATGGCGAGTAATCGACTGATTTTTTCCGGGCTGGGTCTGGCACTTCTCCTGTCAGCGGGAGTTGTGATGGCCGACACGTTGACCGGCAAAGTGGTCGGTGTGAGCGACGGCGATACGATCACCGTGCTCGACAGCGACAACCGGCAACACAAGATTCGGGTTGCCGGCATTGATGCGCCGGAGAAGAATCAGGCCTTCGGCCAGAGATCGAAAGAAAACCTTTCCCGGCTGGTTTTCGGCAAGGAGGTCGAAGTGCAGTGGAGCAAGCATGATCGCTACCAGCGCGTCGTGGGGAAGGTGATGGTGGCCGAGCCCGGCTGCCAACGCCCCGATTGCGCCAAGACAATGGATGCCGGTCTCGGCCAGGTCTCCGCAGGGTTTGCCTGGTGGTATCGGAAGTACGCTAAGGAGCAATCGGCCGAGGATGCGAGAGCTTACGAACTCGCCGAGCAGGAGGCGCGTAGCCGCCAGACTGGGCTCTGGCGTGACGCAGTACCGATACCGCCTTGGGACTGGCGCAAGAGGGATCATCAATGAACGATAAACAGTGGCCCGCAACGATTGATGAAGCTGCGGGTGTAGTCATCGCCGCGCTGCCAGAAGCCGAGGCAGCCAAGATTGCCTCGATGCCTGAGTCAGACCTGATCAACCTGCATTTTGGTTTGGGGATGTGGATTCGTAACAACCTCGGGCTCTGGCAAGGCAATGACGCCTTGATGCAGGCGCTGCGTGAGCGCGAGCCTGGCATTCACCCTGACGATGCATCGATGCTGATCATTGAACAGGTTTGGCGACGGCTGCGCGAGCAAACGCCCAAGATTCATTGACGTTGGACTCAATGTGAGCGATTGCGCGTTGATAAAACAGTTGACGTGAATGGGGGAGTTCGATATTCTCGGCGGTGACCAATTTTCAATCGCAAACCTTCAATGCCATTCGGAGACTTCATCAGACAAAAGCGGGAGGAAGCCAACATCCCGCTGAACGACTTCGCCCGGCGAATCGGTATCTCACCGGCTTACTGGTCGCGGATCGAACGCAATATGGAGAAGCCGCCCAAGGATGACCTGATCACCAAGGCGGCCCAGGAACTGCACTTGGACTTGGACGAGGTCTTTGTGCAGGCCAACCGCCTGCCGCCGGAACTGCAAAAGAATCTCGGCGATGTTGTCCTGGCCTATCGGAAACGCCCGAAGACCGAGGGTTGAGCATGACGTTGCTCTCGGTTGCTTACCGCCACTCCGGCCATTTCCGACCGCTCTTCCTCAAGAATCCCGAAATCGAAGAAACCGCGAGCGCGGTGCGCGCCCAACTGGTTGCAGAGGATGCAGACCGTTTGCCACTCTCGACCCTGCGCGAAATTTCCAGTCTCAACGTCAATGGACTGAGTTTCGACCTATGGGTCAGCCTCGACCACCCGGTCACCGATCATGAAACCGGAGAGCAGGTGTGCGGCCTGTGCGAGTTCGATCCGGGGACGGGGGAAGACGCAGTATCATTACTGGTATCGCCGGTCGGTGAGGGCATGACGGAGGAACTGGTGTTGAGTACCTTTGGCCACGAACTTGGTCACGCGGTGTTCGATGCACCAGGCTGGATCGCAGATTCGAAGGTTTCCCCCGGACTGTTCGACGCGCCGGATCAACAGCAGCGAAAGGCCTATCGCACCACGACGCACGATATCGGACACCTGACGTCCCCGGGCGCGTCGCCGGCTCACGATGAGGGGGTGCTCGCCAGGATCGTCCAAGCCGAGCAAGAGAAGGAAAAGCGGATCGCGGAATTCCGCGCCAACGAATTCATGGGGTCACTGCTGGTGCCCCGTCGAAGGTTGGTCGAAGCCGTCATGGAAATGGCTCCGAAATATGACTTGATGCTGGTGCCGCGCCCAGACTTGCTGGCGGAGGATGCGCCAACGGCTTTCACGGTCAAGGCGGATGGGCCGTTTGGCGATTTCGACCTCGAGAATTTGCAGAAGGCCATTGGGAAGCGCTTCGGTGTTCACGGTCGCTTCATCAAGGTGCGCATGGCGCGATACGGTTTGCTGGCAGACGGTGCCAGTTGACATCGTTGTCCGGCGATCTCCGGACGCAGGGTGCCGGCCACGAGCCGGCGTTTTTTGAGCAGGAATGTTGCGCGTTCGCGCAACGCGCAACTGTGAAGGAGCGGTAATGGTAACGGTAACCGAACAGCAACAAGAAACGCAAGAAGAAAGCCAAAAGGCCAATTCGGGGGCGACTGCCATTGCGGCAAGTGACGGCGCAAAGCGGGCTTCGACCGACCACGGCCCCGACCTCCTGCCCGACATGGAGCATTTCGTGTGGCTGGTGCGCAAGGTCAAGAACATCCCCTTGCTTCGTCGGCTCCTAAGAAACGAGGGGGTGCATGTGCCGGAAAAACTCGCCGAAAAAATGGAGAAGGCCAAAGGCGTCCTGCCTCCGACCGTGCGAAAGTCCCTGTACCCGCTGGTGGGCGAAGCATCACCGGTGACGCGGCAACGGTTGGAGCGGATCGCCGAACGCATCGAAATCCTCGGCGACGAGTATGGCAAGCAAGCCGTGCTGTCCTTGTTCGATGAGGGTGACGAGGCCGATGCAGCGGTGCTCGGCCGCCCCTGCGACCCCCATGGCCGGGCGCTCTATCTGTACCTCGAACAGGAATACCCTGAGAAGCATCGCACGGGCGGCAAGCGGTTCGACCATGCCGAACGGGTTCAGGTGATGAACCGGCAATGGCGGAGTGAAGCGTATTCCAGTCACTACCGTGGCCCGCTGGGCCCGACGCCGAAACTGGATAAGGCGATGCAGGAGCGCATCAAAGAGAGGATTCTGCTTCTGTACCCGAACGCACCCCGCGACGACGTCATCATCGAGCAATTCAGCCGCCGCGACTTGGGGCATGCGCACCGGCACGAAGAGGGCGATGACGATGATGCCGTGAAGGAGGTGCTGGACACCCTGACCGTCACCTTCAATGGCGCCGAAGTCCATTACCCGAAGGTCGAGCATGGGGAGGAGGTCTCTCATGATGACCTGGCAGCACTGTCGATCCGGTTTTCGCGCGAGCCGGCCACCGGGGCGCTGAGCGTATTCAGCGATGATCGTGAGATTCGGCGCGACCTGGCCGCGATTTTTCGCGATGTCGTGCTCGCAGCCGACGGCGCGATCGAGGACATGCCGATGCTGGAATTCGATCTTTCGACATTCGTGTCGCCGACCGTTCTGGACAAGCTCGTCAGCAAGAGGATCGAGGGTATCGAGCGCATCGACATTCAGCACCTCAAGGTGGCTTGCCCTTCGCTTCGCAAAACCCACGACGAGGCGGGGGATCGGGAAATCGTCCAAGAACTGAAAAGCACGATGACCATTCAGCCCGACCGTCGCGATGATCGAAACATCTACGAGGTGGCTCGACAGGACTATCGGAACCCCGACCTGTCCGTCTACGTGCCGGTGCAAGTCAAGCTGGTGATGCGCATCGCCAAGCAGCGCCATCGCAAGGCACACAACGTGGCCGTCCAGATCACCGCGCCCAACGGCTTCAATGACCGCAGCAAGACCGAGGATGATCGCAAGCTGGTGATGGCCCAGTTGGAGAAACTCGGCATGGTGGTTAAGTTCTGATGTCGAGTACGGCTGCCGCGCACCTCGCATTTCTGGCCGTTCTGGAGCAGGCCGGCGACCTTGCAAAACCTGTCTGCGCCTTCCGGATGGGAAGGTGCGCAGATGATTTCGTGCAGCGTCGCTGGCTACGTCCGGCTCATGCGTACCTCACGCGCCAGATGGTTTCATTTCTGGACGGTGAGATCGAAGTTGAAGTCGAGATCGACGAGGACGCCGGGGTGTACCGTTACCGCAGCCCGCAGTGGCGCTCGCGCATCCTGTCGAGGCCGCTTGCGGAAATTGCGCTGCATGACTTATGCGTCGATGCCTGGTTGCGCGATCTCGCTGAGTGGATCGGCCTGGAAAACGCGGACGTAAAGGCTCAAGCTCGCATCCCTCACCACCTCTGGCACCTTGGGGATTTTCGTGCCGGCAAGACCATCGAACCTGCGCCGGTGTTGATCGCCAGACGCTTGGCAAGTGCCATGCCCGAAGCCTTGTCGTCGGTTCTGGCCGACCCCGCCTGGGGGCGACGCGGCATTGTTCTGATGCGCGAGCGGCCATCCGTCCCGCTTCCAGGCTGCCATGAGGCGCGGGCGTTTTCAGAGTTCATCGGGCCACAGGACGGGAATGGCCAATTTGATTCGGCAGCTTTCGTCAGGGTGCTGCGCAGTCTGGCACCGCCAGGTGCATCTGACGGACGGACGCAATACCTTGATGGCAATGATCTGAAACTCCCTCATTTCGAAAAAGCCATTCGGTTGTCGCCAGCGCGCGCAAGGATCGTCAAGGCATCCTGGGGTACGGACGGATATCCCTCACCGATCGTGACCTGGGCAGAAATCAAGATACCTGCGCATTCTTCGTATCAATCCTTCGACGATGCATTCCGAGACGGAAAACTGAAGCGTGAGGACGTTTTCGACCTGATCGACCACGGGAAATACCGCCTGCGACGAAACCCATAAATCTCCCATAAGCGTCCCCACACATCCCTCATAAATCCGTGCGGAAACTGCGATGTGCCCTTTTTGAACAGGAGGCACATCGAAATGCAAACGCAAAACCCTTCAGCAACAACCGGGCGGATGGGCCGCTCGGATCCCACGGCCGGTGTGAAGCGCCTGGCGCTCAACGAGTACGAGCTCGCAGAGCGCTGGGGAGTCTCGGTCAAGACTCTGCGTCGTTGGCGTCAGGAAGCCCTTGGATGCCCATTCATGAAACTCGGGGCAAGGGTCTCCTATGCCCTGGCGGATATCGAAGCCTTCGAACGACGCGTCTCACGTTGTTCGACTTCGGTTCGTGCGTATCAGTAAGGGGATGGCCATGAACGATCTGACCATCTTCCCCGCCGACATCGCCGAGATGTCCGTCAGCCAACTGGCCGCGCTGCCGGCCGCGCAGAAGTACGAGGTCGACAAGAACCTCGATGCCGCCATCGACTGGCTCAAGAAGGCCCGCACCAAGTTCGATGCGGCGCTGGACCAGTGCTACGGCGAGCAGGCCCGCGCCGCGCTGCGTGAATCAGGCCGCGACTTCGGCACCGCCCACATCAGTGATGGCACGCTGCGCATCAAGTTCGAGTTGCCGAAGAAGACTACTTGGGACCAGGGCATGGCACGCGAGCTTGCTGCGCGCATCGTGGCCTCCGGCGACAAGGTCGAGCACTACTTCGACGTCAAATTCTCGGTTCCCGAAACCCGTTACACGAACTGGCCTCCGGCCCTGCAACAGCAGTTCGCCGCAGCCCGCACCGTGGATGCCGGCAAGCCGTCTTTCACCCTTTCCATCGATTCGGGGGAATGACCATGAGCGCCATCATTCCTTTTCAGTTCGACGACCATGCCGTTCGCACAGTGGTCGATGACAACGGAGAAGTGTGGTTTGTCGGCAAAGATGTAGCCGCCGTACTCGGCTATGCTGACACGGTCAATGCGCTGAAGCAGCACTGCCGTGGGGTGGTGAAACGCCACCCCATCGTCGACAGCCTGGGGCGCCAACAGGAAACCCGCATCATTTCCGAGCCCGACCTGTTCCGGCTGGTCGTGAACAGCAAACTCCCTACTGCCGAGCGGTTCGAGCGCTGGGTGTTCGAGGATGTTCTGCCTTCGATCCGTAAGACGGGTGGTTACACCATCCCGAACGCTGCGGCTGTACTGCCTGCACCCACCCAAGATCGGGTGAGCGCCATTCTGCTGATCGGCGACGCCATCGCCAAGGTGCCGGGCGTCAAGACCAGCATTGCGATGGCTGCGACGCTGACCTGTATCCAGGAGAACACCGGCCTTGTCGTCGAGACGCTGCGTCGCACCCTTCCCGCCGCCGCCGATCCGATCTGCTCGCTCAATGCCACCCAGATCGGCAAGTTGCTGGGCCGATCGGCCAAGGCGGCCAACCGGCTCCTGGCAGACCACGGCCTGCAGTTTCGCAACGATCGTGACGAGTGGGAACTGACCGAGGCCGGCGAGGCCTGGGCCGAGGCCATGCCGTACTCGCGCAACGGGCACAGTGGCTACCAGATTCTCTGGAATCCCGCCGTCGCCGAGCAGATCGGGGAGGCGGCGTGATGAGCAAGCCCCTTCGCATCATCACTGCCGACGAGCGCTTTGCGGAAAAGAGCGGAGCCAAGCTGACGCTGCTCGGCAAGAGTGGTATCGGCAAGACCAGCCAGCTGCGCACTCTGCCCGAGGCCACGACGCTGTTTGTCGATCTCGAGGCCGGCGATCTTGCCGTCAAGGACTGGCGTGGCGACTGCGTGCGGCCTGCCACTTGGCCCGAGTTCCGCGATCTGGTGGTGTTCCTCGCCGGCCCGAATCCGGCACTACCACCCGAGGCGCCGTTCTCCGATGCGCATTACCAGCACGTCTGCGAGGGCTACGGCGACCCGGCCCGGCTGGCGAAGTACGACACCTACTTCGTCGACTCGATCACCGTGCTCTCGCGCCTGTGCCTGACCTGGGCCAAGACGCAGCCGCAGGCCTTCTCCGACCGTACCGGCAAGCCCGATACACGGGGCGCCTACGGACTACTTGGCACCGAGATGATCGCCGCGCTGACCCATCTGCAGCACGCCCGGGACAAGAACGTCATCTTCGTCGCCATCCTCGACGAGCGCCTGGACGATTTCAACCGCAGGGTATTCGTGCCGCAGATCGAGGGCTCGAAGACCGCGCTGGAACTGCCCGGCATCGTCGATGAGGTCGTGACGCTGGCCGAGCTCAAGACCGACGAGGGAGAGCTTTACCGCGCCTTCGTCTGCCAGACGCTCAATCCCTGGGGCTATCCCGCCAAAGACCGTTCTGGCCGACTCGACCTCGTCGAGGAGCCGAACCTTTTGAAGCTCATCCGAAAATGCGCTGGCGACAACGCCGCCATTCATCACTGAAAGGACACGCAATGAACACCTGGACCGATTTCAACGACGCCGAACAACAGCATGGCTTCGATCTCATCCCGAAGGGCACCATCGTCAAGGTGCGCATGACCATCAAGCCGGGCGGCCATGACGATCCGGCGCAAGGCTGGACTGGGGGCTATGCCACCCAAAGCTTCGAGACGGGGAGCGTCTATCTTGCCTGCGAATTCGTCGTGCTGGAAGGAGCCTACGCCCGCCGCAAGATGTGGTCGAACATCGGCCTGCATTCCCCCAAAGGTCCGGCCTGGGGCCAGATGGGACGCAGCATGATCCGGGGCATTCTCAATTCCGCCCGCAATGTCCATCCTCAGGACAACTCCCCCCAGGCGGCGGCCGCCCGGCGCATCCAGGGCTTCCACGAGCTCGACGGCATCGAGTTCCTGGCCCGCGCCGACGTCGAGAAGGATGCCAAGGGCGAGGACCGCAACGTGGTGAAGCTCGCTGTCGAGCCTGACCACAAGGACTACGCGGCATTGATGGGCATGGTTTCCAAGGCGCCGACCGGCGGCGGCAGTACCGGAGCCCCTGCGCCAGCCGCACCTCAACAGGCGAACACGCAGCGTCCGGCCGTTCCCGGCAAACCCGCCTGGGCGCAGTGAGGAGGTCGGTCATGACAGGAAAACGCTGCGGCAATTGCCGCCATCTCGACCGGGCAAGCGCCAGCGACATCGGTGGGCTGCGTATTGCCCGCTGCCGCCATCCGAAGGGTGTGCGGATTGGCACGACCACCATCCGCAACGACTACGTCGAGCTTGATGCCTGCTGTGCAGGGCACGCCGTTCGTCCCCGGCAGGGCGCGCAGCCGGGAGGCTGCCATGCATGAGCGGCAAATGCTGGGTATGCCAACGGCAGGCGCGAGGGTTTGGCCATGCGGATGGCCGCTTCAAGATCGCCGACCCCCGGCGCTATCCCCTCGACTGGGTGTTCTGCAGCCGTCGCTGCCAGGACATCTTCCACACGCTCTACGGCCGGCGACTGGCGGCCGGGGAGCACGGGGAGGCTCTCATGATTGATGCCAGCGAAATCGAGCGTGCGGCGATGCGCGATTGTCTGAAAGCCTTCGGTGAGGCGGCCGGGCACATCGGCTTCGACAAACCGCTCGGGGCGTATTCGGAAGCGGAGGCGATGACGGTGATCGACGCCATCGTCACGCGCTACACCGAGGCGCTGACCGAGCATCACGAACGGGCGAACACACCACCGCTGCGCGGCGTGTCGGCTGCCGAGATCGTCCGCGATCCGTTCGCCGACTTGAAGGATGACCTGCCGTGGGAAGAGCCGCAGGGGGAAAAACCATGATGGACTTCAACGCCTCATCGAGCCTCTCCGGCCGGCTCTCCGCCCTGATCGATGCCGCGATGCAGCAGGTCCGCGCCCGCCAGTCCGAGCGCCAGTACCTCGGTGCCTCGCGCCTTGGCGTGGCCTGCGAACGCGCGCTGCAGTTTGAGTATGCCAAGGCACCCGTCGACCACGGGCGCGACGTCCCCGGGCGGATGCTGCGCATCTTCGAGCGCGGCCACGTCATGGAGGACTGCATGGTCGCGTGGCTGCGGGACGCGGGTTTCGATCTGCGCACCCGCAAGGCCGACGGCGAGCAGTTCGGTTTCTCGGTGGCGGACGGCCGTCTGCAGGGGCACATCGACGGCGTCATCGTCGGTGGCCCCGAAGGCTTCGCCTATCCCGCGCTATGGGAATGCAAGTGCCTGGGCAACAAATCGTGGCGCGAACTGGAAAAACACCGGCTCGCCGTGGCCAAGCCCGTCTATGCCGCCCAGGTCGCCCTCTACCAGGCTTATCTCGAACTCACCGAGCACCCGGCGCTCTTCACGGCGCTCAACGCCGACACGATGGATATCTACGCCGAGCTCGTTCCCTTTGATGCGGCACTGGCCCAGCGCATGTCGGATCGGGCGGTGAAGGTCATCACGGCCACCGAGGCAGGCGAACTCCTGCCGCGTGCCTTCAATGACCAAACCCACTTCGAATGCCGGATGTGCGCTTGGCAAAACCGCTGTTGGAGCAAGGCATGAACAACCACACTCAATCGCAAGAATCGCTGGCCGAAGGGGAATCGATGATCGATGCCAGGCAGGCCAGTTTCGCACTCAGGCTGCCCTACTACTGGTTCGCCGATCCGAAGATGCGTGCCGCAAAGCGCATCCCTCACTACCAGTTATCGAGGCTGGTTCGCTTCCGGCTCTCGGAACTGGAAGTCTGGTATCGACAGAACGGAAGGGTATGCCACGCCGGCAAGACCGATACGGAGGGCAACGATGACTGACTACCGCGTTCATATCAAGGTCAGAAATGCTCGCCTGTTGCGCGCTATCGAGAAGGCAGGCCATCAGCCCGGCCAGATCTTTGCGCGTGAGGTTGGCATCAGTTACACGGCCCACCTTCTGCCCTACCTCAATCTCAAACGCACGCCGTTTGACGAGAACGGGGATCTCAGGCCCTGCGCAGAGATGCTCTGCGTATTCCTCAATCGTCTGCCGGACGAGTTGTGGTCGGAGGAGCAGCGCTACCCGTTGGTCACCAACGCTGCCGAAATCGAGCTTTCAGCGGCGAGTGTTCACGAGTTGCTCGCCAGTCCCTCGGACTGTGCCGACCCGCTCAGTCTGCTGGAGAAAAAGCAGGCCTCCCAGGCGGTCGATGCCCTGCTCGATACGCTCACGCCACGTGAGGCCGAGGTACTGCGGTTGCGCCATGGCATCGATGGCGAGCCGATGAACCTCGAAGAAATGGCGAAGGCCAAGGGGTGCAGCCGCGAGCGTATCCGGCAAATCGAGGCCAAGGCACTGCGCAAGCTGCGTGCGCCTGCACGCCAGACAGCACTGATGGACACTGTCGTGGAGGCGCCATGATCGACTTCAACGACACTTCCATTGTGGAGTCCGGCGATCGCGAGGTGGAGCGTGAATCCATCCGTGCCGACTTGCTCGCCCGGCTGGATTCGGTGCTGGCCACGCTGTTCCCGGCAGGTAAAAAGCGCAAGGGCAAGTTCCTCATCGGCGATGTACTGGGCAGTCCTGGCGACAGCCTCGAGGTCGTGCTCGAGGGCGAGAAAGCGGGGCTGTGGACGGATCGCGCGACCGGACAGGGAGGCGATGTCTTCGACCTCATCGCCGCGCACCTCGGCCTCGATGCTCACCGGGACTTTGCGCGGGTGCTGGAAGATGCAGATCGACTCCTCGGTCACGCCCGCACCAGGCCCGCACGCAAGGCCAGACGCGAGGCGCCGGTCGATGATCTGGGCCCGGCCACGGCCAAGTGGGACTACCTCGATGCCGAAGGACGACTGTTGGCCGTCGTTTACCGCTACGACCCACCCGGGCGCAAGAAGGAATTCCGGCCGTGGGACGCCAAGCGACGCAAGATGACGCCGCCCGAGCCGCGCCCGCTCTACAACCAGCCGGGGATGAAGGATGCCGCGCAGGTCATACTGGTCGAGGGCGAGAAGTGCGCGCAGGCCTTGATCGATATCGGCATCGTGGCCACCACGGCGATGCACGGCGCGAACGCCCCGGTGGAGAAGACCGACTGGTCGCCGCTGGCGGGCAAGTCCGTGCTGATCTGGCCCGACCGTGACAAGCCGGGCTGGGAGTACGCGACACAGGCGGCCCAAGCCATCCTGTCGGCAGGTGCGAAGTCGTGCTTCATCCTGTACCCGCCCGAGGAGGCGGCGGAAGGCTGGGATGCCGCCGACGCCATTGCCGAGGGCTTTGACGTTGCCGCCTTCCTCGCCCATGGCCCGCGTCTGCAGATGCACGACGTGGCCGATGAGGCTGAGCCGGTCGTCAGTAGCGACGAGTCGGTGTGGGGCACCGAGGACGCGCTGGCGCTGGCATTCACCCGGCGCTACCACCGCGACTGGCGCTACGTCGCGGCGTGGGGTCGCTGGTTGGTGTGGGACGGGCAACGCTGGCGCACCGAGGACACACTGGCCGCCACCGACCTGATCCGCAGCGTTTGCCGCCAGACCGCCTTGCGCGCAGACAACCCCAAGGTCGCCGCCAAGCTGGCCAGCGCTGGAACAGTCGGCGGTGTGGAACGACTGGCGCGGGCTGACCGCAGGCATGCGGCTACCACCGACGAATGGGATGCTGATCCGTGGCTGCTCAACACCCCGGGTGGCGTGGTCGATCTCAAGACAGGCAGGATACGCCCCCACGAGCGCGCCGACCGGATGACCAAGATTGCCACGGCTACTCCTCGGGGTGAGTGTCCCCTGTGGACGGCCTTCCTGTCCGACATCACCGGCGGTGACGTTGACTTGCAGTCCTACCTGCAGCGAATGGTCGGCTACTGCCTGACTGGCGTGACCAGCGCGCACGCGCTGTTCTTCCTGTATGGCACCGGGGCCAACGGCAAAAGTGTATTCGCCAACGTCGTGGCATCCATTCTTGGTGACTATGCGTCCACCGCGCCGATGGATACCTTCGTCGAAACACGTGGCGATCGCCACCCGACTGATCTGGCTGGGCTGCGTGGTGCACGCTTCGTCACGGCCATCGAGACTGAGCAGGGTCGGCGCTGGAACGAGTCCAAAGTCAAGGCCATTACCGGTGGTGACAAGATTTCCGCGCGCTTCATGCGCCAGGACTTCTTCGAGTTCTTTCCGCACTTCAAGCCAGTCATCGTCGGCAACCACAAACCCGCCATCCGCAACATCGACGAGGCAATGAAGCGGCGGATGCACCTGATCCCGTTCACAGTGACGATTCCGCCCGAGAAGCGAGACGGCTGCCTGACGGAAAAACTGCTCGCCGAACGCGACGGAATTCTGGCTTGGGCCGTGGCCGGTTGCCTCGCATGGCAGCGCGAAGGGCTGAATCCGCCCGCCTGCGTTCAAGCCGCCACTGATGAGTATTTCGAGGCCGAGGACGCCATCGGTCAGTGGATTGAAGAGCGCTGTCTGCTCTCCAACACCTACCGTGAAGGCGTATCCGAGTTGTTTTCCGATTGGCGCGAATGGGCCGAGCGTGCTGGTGAATACGTGGGCTCGGTCAAGCGCTTCTCCGAGCTGATGGCAACCCGAAAGTTCGAGAAGTGTCGGCTGACCGGCGGCGCGCGCGGCATCGCAGGAATCACCCTGCGACCCAAACCTTATGGCCATGGCTACCCCTATCGCGATGACTGATCAATCCGGGCGAGTGACGGATTTGACAGGTTTGCTGGTTTACCTCTCACGCGTGCGCGTGCGCGCACGTTATGGAGACTTTCCGGAGAACCCGTCACATCCGTCACTAGCCCAGCAAGAAATGGAGCAATGACAATGACGAACACCGTTCTCGCCCTCGATCTGGGCACCACTACCGGCTGGGCGCTGCGCGGCAACGACGGCCACATCACGAGCGGCTCCGAGAGCTTCCGCCCGCAACGCTTTGAAGGGGGCGGCATGCGCTACCTGCGCTTTGGCCGCTGGATTTCTGAAATTCAGAAATCGGTTTCTGAATTTCAGTTCTTGTACTTCGAGGAAGTGCGCCGCCACGCCGGTGTCGATGCCGCGCACGCCTACGGCGGGTTTCTGGCCACACTCACGGCGTGGTGCGAGCACCACCAGATTCCGTACCAGGGTGTGCCAGTCGGCACGATCAAGAAATACGCGACCGGCAAGGGCAACGCGAGCAAGGACGAGATGGTGGCGGCCATGCAAGCTCGCGGCCACGTGCCCGCCGACGACAACGAAGCCGATGCCCTGGCGCTGCTGCACTGGGCCATCGAGACACAGGAGCTGTGAGATGAAGATTCCTGCCTATCGTTACCGTTGCCCGCTAGGGCGAATCGACGAACGCGACGCCCCGGAAGAGATCAAGCGTCAAGGCTGGCGCGAGCAACACATCCTCGTGGTGTCCGAAGAGGACGAGCGGCTGGATTTCGTCGAGCGCGAGTTCGTGCGCCGACTTGGAGAACGCCTGTACGGAGGGAAGCACCGTGACTGAGTGGACGATGGACGATGTGGCGGCCCGCTTCGCCGAGGCCGCCGAGACGGGACGGCGACTGCCACGGGTCAGAGTACAAGGCTACTTCAACGTGTGGCCAGCCTTCGTGCGCGAGGGGTGGGAAGGCTTCGCCGACAAGGACTACGAATGCCGGCCGCTTCCACCAACTCCCGAGGCCATCGAACGGATGCTGGAGACGATGCGCTGGATGCAGTGGCTGGAGGTGGAGCAGCGGCATCTGGTTTGGATGCGCGCCAAGCACTACGAGTGGAAGTTCATCTGTTGCCGCCTCGGGCGCGACCGCACGACTGCCTGGCGGCGGTGGCAGAAGGCGTTGCAGATCGTGGCCGATCATCTGAACGGTCGACAGACCGCTGCCGCCAGCCACTCTTCCAAACAGGTGAGGCAAGTAGAGCAATGCATGCCGTGAATGTCCTTGGACTCTGGCTCTTGGGCGTTTTGCGATGAATCCGGCATGCAACACAAAGGCCGGATTTTGATAGGATGACAGCTATGATCTGGCGAGCGGTGTGGGTGTGACGCCTGCATCGCTTCCGATCAGAAAGTTCGACGGGTCCTTCCTGTCCAAAATCCCATGCGGGGGGCGCGAGCGCGGCGCTTTTTTAGCGTCAGAGTGCGAACCCAGGTTCGCACGGTTCGCAGTTCGCACCCCGGTACGCACTTCTACTGATGAACCCGCCCACGGCTTTTCGTCGACGGGTTTTTATTTTCAGGACGCCATTGTTGAACACGCTCACCGTCGAGTACCGCAAGGTCGAGGCGCTGATTCCCTACGCCCGCAATCCGCGCACGCATTCCGAGGCGCAGATTGCCAAGATCGCCGCCAGCATCGTCGAGTACGGCTGGACGACCCCGATCCTGGTCGATGGAGACGACGGCATCATCGCGGGCCACGGGCGTCTGGCGGCGGCCCGCAAGCTGGGCCTGGATCAGGTGCCGGTGATCGAACTGGCGCATCTGACATCGGCGCAGAAGCGCGCGCTGGTCATTGCCGACAACCGGCTGGCACTCGATGCCGGTTGGGACGAAGAGATGCTGGCGCTGGAACTGGCAGAGCTTTCGGAGGCCGGTTACGAGTTGGCGCTGATTGGCTTCGAGAACCTCGAGATCGACGCACTGCTGGCCGATGCGGTGTCCTCCGATGAGGATCCGGCAGCGCCGGATGAAGCAGACACTGACGAACCCGATGCAGCAGACGACGTGCCTGCTGCGCCAGTGGTCCCGGTGTCGCGCATGGGAGATGTCTGGGCCATCGGCTCACACCGCCTGATCTGCGGCGATGCCACGGATCCAGCCGTCGTTGCGTCGCTGATGCAGGGTGATGCTGCGCAGTTGTGTTTTACCTCACCACCGTATGGCAATCAGCGCGACTACACCTCCGGCGGCATCGCCGATTGGGATGTCCTGATGCGCGGTGTATTTGCCCATCTGCCGATGGCGACCGAGGGCCAGGTGCTGGTCAACCTCGGACTGATTCACCGCGACAACGAAGTCATCCCGTATTGGGATACGTGGCTCGGCTGGATGCGTCAGCAGGGCTGGCGTCGCTTTGCCTGGTACGTCTGGGATCAGGGGCCGGGGATGCCCGGTGACTGGCAGGGGCGACTGGCGCCCAGCTTCGAATTCGTTTTTCACTTCAATCGGCAAAGCCGCAAGCCCAACAAGATCGTGCCTTGCAAACACGCGGGGCAGGAGTCCCACCTGCGCGCCGACGGGTCGTCCACGGCCATGCGCAGCAAGGACGGTGAAGTCGGGGGCTGGACGCACAAGGGACAGCCGACACAGGACACCCGTATCCCCGACAGCGTGATCCGCGTGATGCGCCACAAGGGCAAGATCGGCCAGGACATCGATCACCCGGCCGTATTCCCGGTGGCGTTGCCGGAGTTTGCCATCGAGTCCTACACCGACGACGGAGACATCGTGTTCGAGCCCTTCGGTGGCAGCGGTACGACGATGCTGGCTGCCGAGCGCACCGGTCGCATCTGTCGCAGCGTTGAGATCGCGCCGGAGTACGTGGATGTGGCCATCAAGCGCTTCCAGCAGAACCATCCGGGCGTGCCGGTCAAGCTCATCGAACATTGTGGAATCAAATCGGACCAGTCCTTCAACGACATGGCCAAAGAACGTCTGGCGACCACGGAGGCAGAGCAATGAGCGCGTCTTGGTTCGCCGACAAGATCGAGCAGTGGCCAACCGCCAAGTTGCTGCCATACGCTCGCAACGCGCGGACGCACTCCGAGGATCAGGTAACGCAGATCGCCGCCTCGATTGCCGAGTTTGGCTTCACCACTCCGATCCTCGCAGGCAGTGACGGCGTGATCGTCGCCGGGCATGGGCGCTTGGCCGCGGCGCAGAAACTCGGGCTGGCGATGGTGCCGGTCGTCGTGCTCGATCACCTGAGCCCGATTCAGCGTCGTGCGTTGGTCATCGCGGACAACCGGATCGCCGAGAACGCAGGCTGGGACGACGCGATGCTGCGGATCGAACTGGAATCACTGCAGTTGGAAGGTTTTGACCTGGACATTACCGGCTTCGATGCCGACGCACTGGCCGAACTGATCGCGGGTGACGAGCCCAATAACGAGGGACAGACCGACGAGGACGCTGCGCCGGAGGTCGGCGAGACGCCGGTCTCGCGTCCGGGCGATGTCTGGATCATGGGTGAGCATCGGCTGCTGTGCGGCGACTCGACCGTCGCCGAAAGCTACGATCGGCTGATGCGAGGTGAGATGGCGGATATCGTCTTCACCGACCCGCCGTACAACGTCAACTACGCTAATTCAGCCAAGGACAAGATGCGCGGCAAGGATCGCGCGATCCTCAACGACAACCTGGGCGACGGTTTTTATGATTTCCTGCTGGCGGCATTGACGCCGACCGTCGCGCATTGCCAGGGCGGCATCTACGTGGCGATGTCGTCCAGCGAACTCGATGTGCTGCAGGCCGCCTTTCGCGCTGCGGGTGGAAAATGGTCGACGTTCATTATCTGGGCCAAGAATACTTTCACGCTGGGCCGTGCGGATTACCAGCGCCAGTACGAGCCGATCCTGTACGGCTGGCCCGAAGGGGCGCAACGCCACTGGTGCGGCGACCGCGATCAGGGCGATGTGTGGGCCATCAAGAAGCCGCAGAAAAACGACCTTCATCCGACGATGAAACCGGTGGAACTGGTCGAGCGGGCGATCCGCAATTCAAGCCGTCCCGGCAATATCGTGCTCGATCCCTTCGGCGGTTCGGGAACAACGCTGATTGCGGCCGAGAAGACAGGCCGTATCGCACGGCTGATCGAACTCGATCCGAAGTACGTGGATGTGATCGTACGCCGTTGGCAGGACTGGACAGGAAAACGTGCCGCCGGTGAGTCGGATGGACTAGCATTCGGTGAACACCGATCCGAATTGCTGAAGCCCGCCGATGCCTACTGACCCAACCTCGATAAGCATCCCTGATGATTTTGCCGTACTCACACCGAGAACCGCGAAATTGCTGGTGGGTCAAGGACTGTCGACAGCGCAGCAGGTGATTGATCGCTATCCGGAGGCGCTGCTGGCAATCCGAGGGTTCGGGTGCAAATCATTGCGTGAAGTCGAACGTTGCTACTTGCCAGGAGAGCATTACGCGCCGTGGCGTGCCAACCGTTGTTGAGACGGATTAGTAACGCGCTGTGCGAGGGGGAAGCCAAGCATTTTCTGCATCTATTTTGTGCAGGAGTGGCAGAATCAAGGCTTTCTAACCGGAGGGGACGACTCACATGAACAAAACAGAACTGATTGATGCCTTGGCGGCTAAAACCGACACCACGAAGGTCGCGGCGGGCAAAGCCGTGGATGCCCTCGTGGAGATCATCACCGCGCAGGTCGCCACGGGCAATGACGTTTCCCTGATCGGCTTCGGTACGTTCAAACCGTCGCAACGCGCCGCCCGTACCGGCAAGAATCCGCAGACCGGCGCCGCGATCAAGATCGCAGCCACCACGGTGCCGACCTTCAAGGCGGGGGCCGGTTTCAAAGCCGCCGTTGCGCCGAAGAAGAAAACCAAGAAGTAATCCAGTCCCGCACGGGAATCCAGGGGCGGACCGGGGTAACCGGGCCGCCCTTGCTGTTTTGGGAATCACGCCAGGCGGTAAGTGCGTTCGCCTCCCTCGGGTTTGACCGATGTGAGGGTGAGTCCGAGTTTTTTCTTGAAGGCGCCGGCGAAGGTGCCGCGTACCGTGTGGGCCTGCCAGCCCGTAGCCAGGCAGATCTGGGCAATGGTCGCGCCCTCCGGCCGTTGCAGCATCCGGAGCACTTCGGCCTGCTTGCTGTTTTCGCGGGTGCGCGGTGGAGTGGGCGTCGGTGCCGTGTCCTTGGTGCTCGGTGTCTCGGTTGCTGCCACGGCGGTCTCCCGCGGCGCAGGTGCCGGACGGGCGTGCCCCATCGCGTCGTAGCCCTCGGCGGCGACGAACCAGTCGGTGCCGTCCGTGGTGATCAGGGCGCGATTAAACAGGCCGTCGAGCACTTTCTTGCGTGCGCCGCCTTTGATGTTGTCCGGAAACCAGTTGATCTTGCCATCGGTGTGCTCGAGGGCGTAGGCGAGGATCGCGTGTTGGGCCGGGGTCAGTGAGGTGGTGGTCATGTGCTTCTCCTTCGTGGGGTTGATCGGGTGATGTGATGAACGCGCTGTTCGGCAGTGAAGCCAAGCGCTTTTTGCTTGGCTTCCGCGCTTCGCAATCAGGTGTTGGCCTTGTCCGATAGCGTGGCATTGCGGCCCTGTTCGATGCCTGCGTTGAAGGCTGCTTCGAGCGCATCGCGCAGGCACCAGACCGCCACGTCGTGGAAATCAAGACTGTCCGATCGGCGGGTTTCCAGGGTTTCGATGCCCAGCTTGTTTTGGGCGATCTGGGTAAGGAGTTGTTCAAGGTTGCTCATGTCCGTGTCCTTTGATGGGGTGGATGACGAACGTATGAACGCGCTGTTCCCGATGGAAGCCAAGCTCAATCCGCAGGAATGACAAAAAAATGATTGAAGGTGCCCCGAAGGGGAACTATGGGTATTTCACTTCGTGCCTACGCGCGCCACCGTGGGGTGTCCGATGCCGCGGTGCGCAAGGCCATCGCGACGGGACGCATCACACCGGAGGCCGATGGAACGATTGATGCCGATCGCGTCGACCGTGAATGGGCACGCAACTCCGCGGCACCGCGCCATGGCACGGCCACCCGTGCGGTCAAGGTCGCCGTATCGGAATCCAGCGGCACGACGAGTGACGGGCCCGCCGCCGCCTTGACCCCATCGCCGGCCGGCGGGACGTCCTTGCTCCAAGCCCGTACGGTCAACGAAGTGGTCAAGGCGCAGACCAACAAGGTGCGTCTGGCCCGCCTCAAGGGCGAGTTGGTCGATCGGCCGCAGGCCATCGCTCATGTGTTCAAACTGGCGCGCGCGGAGCGCGATGCGTGGCTGAACTGGCCGGCCCGCATCTCGGCGCAGATGGCCGCCAGGCTTGGCGTCGATCCGCACACGATGCACATCGCCCTGGAGGCCGCCGTGCGTGAGCACCTGCAGGAACTGGGCGAGATGCGCCCCAGAGTCGATTGACCGGGGATTGACGATGGATTTGGACTACGAAGGCGCGGCCGAGATCGAACGTGCCTGGCGGGAAGGATTGACGCCCGACCCGCTGCTCACCGTCTCCGAATGGTCGGATCGCCACCGGATGCTTTCCAGCAAAGCCTCGGCCGAGCCGGGACGTTGGCGTACCAGCCGCACACCGTATCTGAAGGCGATTATGGATTGCCTGTCGCCGACCTCACCGGTCGAGCGCGTGGTGTTCATGAAAGCCGCCCAGTTGGGCGCCACCGAGATGGGGTCGAACTGGATCGGCTACGTGATTCACCATGCACCGGGGCCGATGATGGCCGTGTGGCCGACGGTGGAAATGGCCAAGCGCAATTCCAAGCAGCGGATCGATCCGCTGATCGAGGAATCCGGGGTGCTGGCCGAACTGATTGCCCCGGCGCGCAGCCGGGATTCCGGCAACACGATCCTGACCAAGGAGTTCCGGGGCGGTGTGCTGGTGATGACCGGCGCCAACAGCGCGGTCGGGCTGCGATCGATGCCCGTACGCTATCTGTTTCTCGACGAGGTCGATGGGTATCCCTTGGATGTCGAGGGGGAGGGCGACGCGATCTCGCTGGCTGAAGCGCGTACGCGCACCTTTGCGCGGCGCAAGATCCTCATCGTCTCGACGCCGACGATCTCGGGGGCGAGCGCCATCGAGCGAGAGTACGAGGCCAGCGACCAACGCCGCTACTTCGTGCCGTGCCCACACTGTTCACATCGGCAGTGGCTGCGTTTCGAGCAGCTGCGCTGGGACAAAGGTCAACCGGAAACCGCCGCCTACGTGTGCGAGTCGTGCGACACCGCGATTGCCGAGCACCACAAGACCTGGATGCTGGAGCACGGCGAGTGGCGGGCGATGATCGATGAGGGCGATGGGATTCACACTGGAAAGACGGCGGGGTTCCACCTGTCGTCGCTGTACAGTCCCGTGGGCTGGCGTTCGTGGCGTGAGATCGCTGCGGCGTGGGAAGCCGCGGTCAGCAAGGAATCCGGATCCGCTGCCGCCATCAAGACGTTCAAGAACACCGAACTCGGCGAAACCTGGGTCGAGGAAGGTGAAGCGCCCGACTGGCAACGGCTGGTCGAGCGTCGCGAGGACTATCGCATTGGGACGGTGCCGCAAGGCGGTCTGCTCCTGGTGGGTGCGGCGGACGTGCAGAAGGATCGCCTTGAGGCGTCGGTCTGGGCCTTCGGACGCGGCAAGGAATCGTGGCTGATCGAGCACCGCGTGCTGATCGGGGATACCACCCGCGACACGGTATGGAAGCGCCTCGCGGAAATGCTCGCCGAAACGTGGACACACGCCTCGGGTGCCGCCCTGCCACTGGCCCGCTTCGCCCTGGATACCGGGTTTGCTACGCAGGAAGCCTACGCCTTTGTGCGGGCCTGCCGCGATCCGCGGGTGATGGCGGTCAAGGGCGTGCCGCGTGGTGCGGCCTTGATCGGTACGCCGACCGCGATCGATGTGTCGCAGGCCGGCAAAAAACTGCGCCGGGGCATCAAGGTGTATTCGGTGGCCGTCGGCATCGCCAAGCTGGAGTTCTACAACAACCTGAAGAAGAGCGCCGATGTCGGCGAGGACGGAGTGACCCCGGTGTTTCCGGGCGGATATGTCCATCTACCCAAGATCGACGCCGAGTTCATCCAGCAACTCTGCGCCGAACAACTGATCACCCGCCGCAACCGCAACGGTTTTGCCGTTCGCGAGTGGCAGAAGATGCGCGAACGTAACGAAGCGCTCGACTGCTACGTCTACGCCCGGGCGGCCGCGGCGGCCACCGGGCTGGATCGCTTCGAGGAACGCCACTGGCAGGAACTGGAGCGGCAACTGGGGCTGGCACCACCGGCAGGAGCATTCCCGATGCCGACGAAGGACCATGGTGATGAGGCCACCCTCAGCGGTGGCCTTGTCGTTCCTGACAATCGAGTGACGGGCAGACGGGTGATCAAGAGCCGCTGGCTCAGTTAGTCAGCGCGCAAAGAAATAATGGACATTGGCTGTGATCCAAGTAGCGATGCCAACGCCAAAGAAATCAGCATCCTCAGTCCAGATGCCGCATTCGAGAGCCAGTGCTGCAGCCAAGATAGGCCAGTCCTGTTCATCACGTAATTTCATACGCATCCGGGCTTCGGTTTCAAATGCCTCGAGCCACGCGGCTTCGACAGGCCGCACGATGGCAGCGATCGCGTTGAGTACGTCCATGGCGGCATCCGGCGCAATACCCCGTTTGCTCAGTAAGGCCGGAAGGTATTTCCGGGCATCGTCGAAACAAACGTTTGGCGAAAAGAAATCCACGTGATTTGCCGATTCGGTAATCAAGGTCCTTACGCGTTGGCCGAGTACCGCACGAATCAGGATGTTGGCATCCAGGATCAGTGCCTTGCGACTCATTCAGAGGCACCTGCCCGCAAGTGACGGAATTCGGCGACCAGCTCATCTTCACTGATGCCTTCGGCTGCCAGCAGCGCGTCAAGTTTGGCCGCAACGGCTTTTAGTGCGGCCACCTGATCTGCCGATTTGGCCTCCCGGCTTGGGATGAAATAACCGATCGTTTCTCCGTGACGAGTCACTGCGACAGGTTGCCCGGTTTCGAGCAAGTAGTGCGGTAAATGAGTCCGAAACTCGCGGATCCCGACTTTGAGTGCTTGCATGGCTGTCTCCTGATTTGTGTATTCATGTGCACACATTATCAGAAGCCGTCCTTCATCGCCACGCTCAGTTTTAAACCAGAAAGTTTCCTGCCGATGACCTACACCCTCACCCAACTCGACGCCCTCAAACACGCCCTGGCCACCGGCGAACGCCGGGTGAGCTTCGGCGACAAGACGGTCGAGTACCGTTCGATCGAAGAACTGCAAGCGGCCATCCGTACCGTCGAGGCGGAGCTCGCCCGCGAGTCGGGGACCGCGGCCACACGCCAGATCCGCCTCACCACCCAAAAAGGCACCTGATGACGTGGTTCTCCAACGTTCGCCGCCGACTCTTTGGCCGGCCGACGCCGACCTATGACGGCATTGGCAGCGGCCGCCGTGCGCTCGCCTGGCAGGTCGGCAATCCGGGCGCCGTCGCGGCGCTGGCGTTTACCCAGAACGAACTCCGCGCCAAGAGCCGGGACCTGGTTCGTCGCAATGCCTGGGCGGCGGCTGGGGTCGAGGCCTTCGTCGCCAACGCGATCGGTACCGGCATCAAGCCGCAAAGCATGGTTCAGGCGCAGGCGACCCGCGAGGCGATTCACCGCCTGTGGGCGACGTGGTGTGAAACGGCCGACGCGACCGGCCTGACCGACTTCTACGGGCTGCAGGCGCTCGCCACCCGGAGCATGCTCGAGGGCGGCGAAGCGCTGGTCCGGCTGCGCTACCGGCGCCGCGAGGACGGACTGCCGGTCGCGCTGCAGATCCAGGTCCTGGAAGCCGAGCATCTGCCGACGACGCTGCACCGGGATCTGCCCGGCGGCAACGTCATCCGCGCCGGCATCGAATTCGACCGTGTCGGGCGGCGGGTGGCGTATCACCTGTATCGCTCGCACCCCAACGACGGCTCGCTCGCACCGATGTCGACGACGGGCGGGGCGGTGAGTGGACTCGACACGGTCCGCATCGACGCCGCCTCTGTCATTCACCTGTTTCGCCCCTTGCGCCCGGGCCAGATCCGCGGCGAGCCGTGGCTGACCCGCGCGCTGGTGAAACTCAACGAACTGGACCAGTACGACGATGCGGAATTGGTTCGCAAGAAGACCGCGGCGATGTTCGCCGGATTCATCACCCGTCTCGCGCCTGAAGACACGCTGATGGGAACGTCGGCGGCGGACGCCAACGGGGTAGCCCTGGCCGGAATGGAGCCTGGTACGCTGCAGCTTCTGGAACCCGGCGAGGACATCAAGTTCTCGGCGCCGGCCGATGTCGGCAGTTCCTACGCCGACTTCATGCGCCAGCAGTTTCGTGCAGTGGCGGCGGCCATGGGCATTACCTACGAGATGCTCACCGGCGATCTCACGCAGGTGAACTATTCCTCGATCCGCGCGGGGCTCCTGGAGTTTCGCCGACGCTGTGAAGCCTTGCAGCATGGCGTGATCGTGCATCAGCTCTGTCGCCCGATCTGGCGCGCCTGGATGGACCAGGCCGTGCTCGAAGGCCGACTCGTTTTGCCCGGCTACCGCGAAGAGGCGCGTACGTGGCAGGCCGCCAAGTGGATCCCGCAGGGCTGGAAGTGGGTGGATCCGCAGAAGGAATTCAACGCCCTGAAACTCGCGATCCGGTCCGGCCTCATGAGCCGTTCGGAAGCGATTTCAAGCAATGGGTATGACGCGGAGGATGTCGATCGGGAGATCGCGGCAGATAACGCCCGGGCGGATGCCCTGGGCCTCGTGTTCGAGTCCGACCCGCGCCATGACCTCGCCCCGTCCGAGCCGACGCCCGCCGCGGGCGAACCGGCGCCGACGGATTCTTCCGCCGATCCTTTGCAGGAGTAGTTCATGTTGCCTCATCTTGCCTCCCGCCTGTTCGGGACGCCATTGCTCGTCCATCGCGCCAAGCTCGACGTCCTCCTGACGGTCCTGGGCGAACGCCTGGGGGTGGCCACGCCGGCCGTCGACCTGGCCTTGCCCGGGCCGCGGCCGGTCACGTCGCCCCCCTTGGGTATTGCTGTGATTCCCCTCCACGGCACACTGGTCAAACGGGTGCTCGGTCTGGAAGCCGCCTCGGGCCTCACCGCCTATGGCGAAATCGCCGCCCAACTCGACGCGGCGTTAGCCGATCCCGCCATCCAGGGCATCCTGCTCGACATCGATTCGCCGGGCGGCGAAGCCTCGGGCTGTTTCGAGCTTGCCCGCCACATCCGCGCGGTGGCGGCGGTGAAACCGGTCTGGGCCGTGGCCAATGATGCGGCGTACTCGGCCGCCTACGCCCTGGCCGCCAGCGCCCAGCGTCTGCTGGTCACCGAGACCGGCGGGGTCGGCTCCATCGGCGTCATCGCCCTGCATGTAGATCAGTCGGTAAAAGATGCGCACGACGGCTATCGCTACACCGCGATCACCGCCGGGGCACACAAGAACGAGGGTTCACCGCACGAACCCCTATCCGTGTGGGCCCACGCCGAGTTGCAGACCGAGGTCGACCGCCTCTACGGCCTCTTTGCCGAGCATGTCGCACAGATGCGCGGTCTCCCGGTCGCGGCCATCCGCGCCACCGAAGCGAGCCTGTATTTCGGTGCGAACGCCGTCAGTCAGGGACTCGCCGATGGCGTCCAGTCGCTGGACGCGACGCTCGCCGACTTCCATCAGTTTCTTAACGCCCGTAACCGCCCGCCGTCTCAGGTGCGGGGCGTCATCCGTGCGGAGACGGCACCACCAGAAAAGGAAATGATCATGCCTGATGCCCAAAACCTTGTTGAGCCGCGCGGGGTCGATGACGCCGCCACGACCGCCCTGGCAACCCAGGCGCGCGAGGACGCCCGTCGCGAAATGGCCCAATCCGCCCGGGCCATTGCCGAATTGTGTGTACTGGCCGGCTGCCCGGCGCAGGCGGCCGATTTCATTGCTGCCGGCACGACCGAGGCCGAGGTGCGGCGGGTCCTGATCGAGGCCCGCGCCGCGCAAGCCGACCGGGAGGACATTCGCTCGACCATCACCGCCGACGCCGGGACCGCCGTGTTGGCGCACCCGGAGGCCTCGCCGATCGTCGCCGCCGTCAAAAAACTCACTGCCCGGGGATAAACCACCATGCCCATCATCACTGAAACCAATAATCTCGCCGACCTCCTGCGCTACGAAGCCGGGAGCCGCTACTCCCGCGAACGTGCGACGCTCGCTGCCGGGCATGCCCTGACGCTGGGAACGGTGATCGCCACCGATACCACCACCGGCAAGATCGCCCCGTTCGACCCGGCCGACACCGGCTCGCTCAATCAGGCCACCGGCGTACTGCTCGACGACTGCGACGCGACCCTGGCGGACAACCCCGACGCCCTGGTGCTGGTCCGCCACGCCCTGGTGCTGCGCGATGCGCTGATCTGGCCGGACGCGATCACGGCCGAGCAGCAAGCGGCGGCCGAAGCCCAACTGCTGGCCCTCGGCATTCTGGTGCGCACCGCCGTCTGAACGTTCCTGTTCCCTGTCGTCCCCGTGGCCCGCCAGTGATTCGGTGGGCCACTTTCCTTTGGAGTCCGATCATGCAAAACCCTTTCCAAAACCCCGGGTTCTCGATGGCCAGCCTGACCGCGGCCATCAACCTTCTCCCCAACCGCTACGGCCGTCTGGAAGAACTCAATTTGTTTCCGGCGAAGCCCGTACGCACCCGTTCCGTCGTGGTCGAGTCGCGCGACGGCACGCTGAATCTGCTGCCCAGCCTGCCGGTCGGTAGCCCGTCGACCCAGAACAAGCACGACAAGCGCCGTTTGCACTCCTTCGTGGTGCCGCACATCCCGCTCGACGACGTGGTGCTCCCCGAAGAGGTCCAGGGCATTCGCGCCTTCGGGTCGGAGAGCGATCTGGAAACCGTCGCGCACGTCTTGGCGTTGCATCTGGATTCGATCCGCAACAAGCACGCGATCACGCTCGAGCACCTGCGCATCGGCGCCTTGAAGGGGGTGATTCTCGATGCCGACGGCAGCGTGCTGCACAACCTCTACGACGACTTCAACCTTGATCCGACGACGGTCAATTTCCAGCTCACGACCGAAGCGACCAAGGTGCGCACCAAGTGTACCGAGGTGGTCCGCACCATCACCGACAATCTGCGCGGCGAATTCATGACCGGGATCCGCTGCCTGTGCTCGCCGACGTTCTTCGCCAAGCTGACCGAACACGCCAGCGTGATCAAGGCCTATGAGAACTATGCGCAGGGCGCCATGTTGCGCGACGACGTGCGCAACGGGTTTGCCTTCGGCGGCATCGTCTTCGAGGAGTATCTCGGCAAGGCCAGTTACCTCGATGCGGCCGGCGCCAGCCAGACGCGGGAGTTTATTGCCGACGGCGAAGCCCATGCCTTCCCGCTCGGCACGGTGGACACCTTCGCCACCTATTTCGCCCCGGCCGACTTCAACGAGACGGTCAATACGCTCGGTCAGCCGCTCTACGCCAAGCAGGAGCCGCGCAAGTTCGAACGCGGCACCGATCTGCACACCCAGTCGAACCCGCTGCCGATGTGCCATCGCCCGGGTGTGCTGGTCAAGCTGGTCATGGCGTGATGGGGCTGATTGAGCGCCTGTACGCGGCGGCCGAAAGCGCCGGTCTCCTGGTTCATGCGGAGATTGCCGGCCGGACGGTCGCGGTCGGCTTCGCGGCGCCCGATCGGACCGTGCTGGACGGCCTGGTGCGAAGCACGGACTACGCGATCACCTACCCGACCTCGGCGTTGCCCGAGCTGGCCGTCGGTCAGACCGTGGTGATCGCCAACGTGACCTACGCGGTTCGCGACATTCGCGCGCTGGCCGATGGCACGGAACGCCTTGCCACGCTGACCCGCCTCGACACGTAACCCGGGAGACTGTTGATGATGAATTCGATCCGCGAACGCCTCCTGCGCGAAGTGGTCGTGCGTCTGTCCGAGGCCGTTGCCCCGGTCCCGGTCCTGCGCCAGCCGACGCTCCCTGTGTCCCGCGACGCCAGTCCGGCGCTGCTCCTCTTTCTTGAGAGCGACAGCATTCGCGCGCTGGCCAACCAGGTGCTCGACCGGGTCCTGACGGTTCATCTCACCGTCGTGGCGCGCGGCGAGGACGCGTTCGACGCGGCCGACCGGATTCAGGTGCTGGCCCACCAAGCGCTGATGCGCGCCCCGAATCTCGGCGGCTTGGCGCTCCTGCTGCACGAAATCGACGGCGATTGGGAGGCCGAGGACGCCGATGCCGGCGCCGTCGCCCTGCCGTCGCGCTACGAAATCCACTACCGTACCCTCGTTACCGATCCCACCCAGAACGGATGAGTCCTATGTTGCTTGAATTCCTCCAGCCCCACACCCACGCCGGCGTGCTTTATGCCCCCGGTACCGCCCTCGAAATTCCTGACGCCACCGCCCGCTGGCTGATCGACCGCGGCGTGGCCCGGCCGGTCGTGCCGTCCGGCACGCCGGATACACCAGCGAGCGAGAACAAGTCGTCCACCCTATCCCGTAAAGGAGATTGACCATGCCCTATTTCTCCGGACAAGGCCGCGTGTATATCGGTTCACGCGATGCCGCCGGCAACCCGCTCGGCTTGAGTTATGTCGGCAACGTGCCCGAACTGAAAGTGTCGCTGTCGGTGGAGACGCTCGAGCACCAGGAATCGACCAGCGGCCAGCGCCTCACCGACCTGCAATTGATCAAGACCAAGAAAGGCGAGTTTGCCTGCACCCTGGAGGAACTGATCGCCGTCAATCTGGGCCTCGCGCTCTATGGCACGACCGTCGAGCAGACGAGCGGCACGGTGACCGGTGAGACTCTCCCCAATCCGGTGACGGTCGGCAGCCTCTACCTGCTCGCCCGGCAGAACGTCGCCTCGGTGGTGGTGAACGACGCTTCCGCCACGCCAAAGACACTGTCCGCGACACAGGTCAGCCTCAACGCCAAGCACGGCTCGCTGGCGATCACCGACAAAACGACCGGCGGCCCCTTTGTCGAACCGTTCTCGGTCGACTACGCCTACGACGCGGCGCAGAGCACCGCGATGTTCACCCAGCCCTTGCCCGAGCGCTGGGTGCGCTTCGAGGGACTCAATACCGCCGACGGCAACCGCGAGGTGGTGATCGATCTGTATCGGGTGGCGATCAATCCGGCCAAGGAACTCTCGGTCATCACCGACGAACTGCTCAAGTTCGAGTTGTCCGGGCAAGTGCTGGCGGACACGTTGAAACCCGCTGCCGGCGACCTGGGCCAGTTCGGTCGCATCGTCTTGCTGTGAGGGACGTGATGGATGACTTTGACGCTTTTCCGCCGGTCCCGGTCACGCTGGACGTCGGCAGCGACACCCTGGAACTTACCCCGATCCGGGTCGGCGAGGTACCGGCGCTGCTCCAGGCGGTACGCCCGTTCGTCGGGCAGTTGTCGGCCGAGCCGGACTGGTTCGCGCTGTTGGCCGAGCACGGGGAGGACTTGCTCCGCGCGATCGCCATCGCCTCGCGCCGTCCGCCCGAGTGGGTGGCGGCGCTGGCGCTGGACGACGCCGTCCGCCTGGCCACCGCCGTGTTCGAGGTAAACGCCGATTTTTTTGTGCAGCGGCTCGCGCCGGTGGTGCAGCAGGCCGCCGTGCGGGTGAGCGGCCGGTTGGGTGGAGCGACGCCGTCCACCGCCTCGTCCGGGCCGGGCACCGCGTCCCCGATATCCTGAACTACACGCTCGCCCAGATGGACGCCTTTCTTGCGGCCGAGGTACGGGCGGAGCGGGAGCATCTCGCGGCCCAACTGGTGATCGTGGCCGTGGCCAGCCAGGGCGACAAACGCGCCATCGAGCGACTGCAGCGGGAACTCACCCCGGCCCCCCGTTCATGAAAATCTCCCTGACCACCGCAGGCCTGTTCGAGCCAGGCCAATTCGCCGCCTGGTCCACCGCGCGCCACCAGGCCATTCATCAGGCCGTCGCCCGCGGCATGCAGTCGGGCGGCCGCGCTGTACGCGATGCGGCGCGGGCGCAGATGCGCACGGCGTTCCACGTCAAGCGCAACAGTTTCGTGGCCTCGATGCGCGCCAAGCTCTTCGATACAAAGCCCGACCGCCTACCGGCCTTGCTGATCGGCAGCAAGATCCCCTGGCTGGGGCTGCATGAAACCGGCGGCACGGTCGCGGGCAATCTGCTGATCCCGCTCTTGCCCGGCCGGATCGGCCCCAAGCGGTTCAAGGCGGTGGTCGACGGCCTGATGCGCACCGGGAACGCCTTCTTCATCCAGAAAAACGGTCACGTCCTGCTGATGGCCGAGAACATCAAGGAAAACGCCTCCCAACTCACGCGCTTCAAGCGCGCCGAGCGATCGCGAACGGGGGCCAAACAGATCAAGCGCGGCCAGGAAGTACCGATCGCGGTATTGGTGAAATCGGTTTCTCTCAAACGTCGACTGGATCTCGCCGGTGCCGTCCGTGGCGCGTTGCCGCAACTTGCCCGTGCCATTCAACACGAACTGGACAAATCGCGGCGCTGAGCGCGCGGGGTCAGGGCAGCCAGGGATCCAGCACCTGCAGGTTCGGGTGCTGGAAATCTTTGAGATTACGCGTGACCAGCGTCATGCCGTGGGCGAGCGCGGTGGCCGCCAGCAGACTGTCGATCGCGGGCAACGGCCGCCCCGCCTGCGCCACCAAACGTCCCCATCGATCGGCCACCGTCGCGTCAATGGGCAGGATGCGCCCCGCAAAGAAGGCGGGAAGTTCCACTTCGAGCCAGTCCAACAGGGCCCGCTTACGGGCGCTCTCGGGAAGTGCCTCGATGCCTTTGCGGAGTTCACCCAGCGTCAATACGGACAAATACAGCGTGGTCGCTGGACGTTCAGCCAGCCAGCGTACCACCGAGGCCGCGGGCTCGCGTCGCCGCAATTCGGACAGCACGTTGGTGTCGATCAGGTAACTCACAGCACGACCTCGCGGGTAGTACTGGTATCGCGGGTCAGGTCGAGGTCATCGGTGTCGAACAGCGGCGAGCGGCGCATGAATTCAATCAGGGACTGTCCGGCGCCGGTCAGCCGCTCGTAGTCCACCTTGGACAGCACCACGGCCACGCCGCGGCCATGCCAGGTGATCTCTTGCGGTCCGGCGTGTTCGGTTTCGCGCACGAGTTCGGAGAGGTGGGCCTTGGCCTCTTGAATTTGCCAGGTACGCATGGGGAAACTCCTAATCTAACCAGTCTAGTCAGATTTTAATTTGTACCGTCAGAAAAGCCAAGCCCATGCCCAGCAACCGTGCCCAACTGCTGATCACCGCCGTCGATGAGACACGGAGCGCCTTTGCCTCGATCAAGCGCAACCTGGGCGATCTCGGAAACGCCGCACGCTCGCTCAACGGACTGCTCGGGGGGCTGGGCATTGCCGTCTCGGCGGCTGGCCTCGCCTCGATGGTCAAGTCCTCGCTCGACTCGGCCGATTCGCTCTCGAAACTCTCGCAACGCGTCGGGATTACAGTCGAGTCGCTGTCGACGCTGATCCCGGCGGCCGATCTCTCCGGCGTCTCGGCCGAGAAGTTCGAAGGCGGCCTGCGCAAGCTCGCCACCCGTATGCTGGAGGCCGCGACCGGCTCCGACGAGGCGGCGCGCAGCTTCGCGGCGATCGGCGTCGCTGTTCGCAACCAGGACGGGACGCTGCGGGCCACCGATCAGGTGCTGCTCGATCTCGCCGACCGCTTCAAGGCGATGCCGGACGGGGCCGCGAAGACGGCGCTTGCCGTCGAACTCTTCGGCAAATCGGGCGCCGACCTCATTCCGTTCCTCAACCAGGGGCGCGACGGCGTCGGCGCGCTGACGGCCGAGCTGGCAGCGCTCGGCGTGCAGATCGGCGGTGACACAGCGGCGCAGGCCGAGGTGTTCAACGACTCGCTCGCCAAGGTAAGACTGGCGATCAGCAGTATCGGCAATCGCATCATCGAAGCCTTCCTGCCGGCGATGAACGACCTGGCCAACGGGATGGTGGACTCGGCCAAGCAAGGGGGCTCGCTGCGCGCCGTCCTCGACGGGATCGTGCTGGCCCTCAAAACCCTGGCCTTGGGCGCGGCTACCGTCGGCAAAGTGTTCGTGGCCTTGGGCGAGGCGATCGGGGCCAGTATGGCGGCAGCCGTCGCCGCGCTGTCCGGCCACGTGTCGAATGCCAAAGCGATCATCACGGAACTCAAGGGCCGCCTCGTCCAGCGTCTGGATGAACTCGCCGAGTTCCGCGACAGCCTGTTCGACCCGAAACCGATCGAGATCAAGGCGCCCCGGATTCAGGCCGATCCGGACCTGCTGCAACGGCTGACCAAACCTACAACGACCAAGACACCCAAGGCGGCGCAGGACTCCACCGGCGCACAAACGACGCTGCTCAAAGCGCAACTCGACGCTGAGTTCTCGCTGCTGAAAGACGGCCTGACCCGCCAGCAGACCGCCCTCGATGCGGCGCTCGACGATCGGCTGGTTTCCGTGCGGGACTACACCGCCCAGAAAACCGCCCTCGAGCAGCGCGCGATCGAGGCCGAGATCGCCCGCACGCAGCAGGCCTTGGCCCGCAGCCAGTCGATCGCCACCACCGGCAAATCCGAAAACGACCGCCTGCGCGCCAAGGCCGAGGTCGCCAAGCTCGAAGCCGAGTTGACCGTGCTCAACAACAAGCGCGCCGACGTCGAAGTCGCCAATGCGCGCAAAGCCATTCAGGCCGAGCGCGACTTGCGCAGTGAACTGACCAAAGTACGTGAGGAACTGCTCGATCTCACCGGGGCCGCGACCGGTGACGATCGGCGGGCGGCGCTTGAGCGGCAGTACCAACCACTCCTCGACAAGCTCCGGGCCGAAGGCGATACCGCCGGCGTGGCCACGGTCGGTCAACTGATCGATGTCAAGGCGGCGAGCGCCGATCTCGCCGCGTATGAGACGCAGTTCAATGCCGCGATCACCCGGATGCGGGCGACCGAGGCCTCGATCAATATCCAGCGTCAAGCGGGGCTGCTGACCGAAACGCAGGCGCGCCAGCAGATCCTGGCCTTGCATCAGGAGACCGGGCAGACGCTGGAGTCGCTCTTGCCCCTCTTGGAGAAAACCGCTACGGCGATCGGACCCGAGGCGGTGGCGCGCGTGCAGGGCTGGAAGAACGAGATCGCCAGCACGAAGCTTGTCGTCGATGAGATCGCCACGAAAATCGACGGCTCGATCCAGGACGGACTGACCGAGGCGTTTTCCGGCATCATCGACGGCAGCAAATCGGCGGCCGCCGCATTCGGCGACTTTGGCCGCTCCGTCCTCGCGACGATCCAGAAGATTCTCGCGCAGAAACTGGCCGAATCGCTGTTCGGTAACCTGTTCAAGGCCGGCGCCGGGACCGGCTCCGGTCTCGGCTCGATGATCTCCGGTTTGTTCAAGGGCTTTGCCGGCGGCGGTTATGTACGTGGCCCGGGTACCTCGACCAGCGATTCGATTCCGGCACGCCTGTCGGCGGGCGAATTCGTCGTCAATGCCCGCGCCGTGGGCCGGGTCGGAGTCGCCTTCCTCGATGCGATTAATGGCATTTCCTCCGGGCCGCGTGTGAGTGCCGGGCGGCTGGCCTTTGCTGGGGGCGGTTTCGTCGCGGACACGCTGACCGAAGCCCCGAAACGTAGTGCGTCGTCAGCGCCAACCGTCCTCGATTTCCGCATCGCACCGGAGGCCCTGCATATGACCTTGCGCGACTGGTTCGAGGGCGAACTGGCACGGATTGGAGCGACCCGATGACGATTACCGCCTCTCCGGCCACGCCGCGCGCCGATGCCTCAGCCTTGCTCGCGTTCGACGGTCCGGCCCATGTCGTCGTCGACTGGTCGGTTGTATCGGGACCGGGCAGCGTGACGCCGATGAGTAACACCACCGATGCCACCGGGCGTGCCTGGGCGGTTTATCGGCCGAATGGCGACGCCGGAACCGCCACGATTCGGGTGCAGCATGGCGTTTGAATGCCTGGCGGGGCCCTTTACGATCCTCAACCGGCTGACCGAGACCCCGGTCGGCAACAGCGTCTCCGGCGCGCCGATCTGGGTCGACGGGCGCGGTCTGCTGCTGCCGATCACCAACGAGGGCGTCACTCTCGTGCAGATGGACGGGGCCGCCTATCCGGTGGCCAGCGAAACGAACGACTACGGGCTCGCCCTGATCGGTACCGGCAGCGCGCCCCTGATGCGGCCAAGGGGGTACGGCCTGTCCGATGCGCTGGGCACCTACGGCGAATGGGATATCGATGCGGTTACGCTGTTCAAGACCGCCCGGGTGGGAGCGTCCTATGTGTACCCCGGTCGCAACTATGCCCGGCTGCACGACCGCTACGTTTATCCGCTGGCCGATCGTATCTATTGGCGGCCGCTCGATCTCTCGGCGTCGGGCGTGATCGAGGCATCCTTGGACAATCTCACGCACGCGGTGAGCCTATCTTGGGTGGCGGGAAGTGAGCTGGTCGTCGGCAGCAGCGATGGCCTGATCGCCCGCTATGACTGGCTCGCCAAGACCTTCGTCGGCCCACTGCACACGATCGGGATGACCTGCCGAGGGCTGTGGTGGAGCGCACGTCACGGTGTCTACGTGTCGCTGCACGACGCCGGCACGACCCTGGCCCTGCGGATCTGGGCCGCGACCGTGTTGCCGGCCGTTGTCGGCACCCCCACGCCAGAAACCGCGTTGACCGCCGGCCGCCGCACACGACTCCGGGTCCGTGTGCTCGGCGCGCACGCCGATCCCTGTGCCGGCGAAGTCGTCGCCTGGTCGCTGACCGGGCCCGGCACGCTCTCGCCGGTCGCCAGTGTCACGGATGACGAGGGTGTGGCCGAAACCGGGTTCGACGCGCCGCTCTCCAGTGGCGCCGAAGAAATCCAGATTCGCGCGGAGGTGGCCGTCTGATGCTGTGTCAAACCTATTCGTCCGAGATGATTCCGCAACGTTCGATGGCGGACATGATGGGACTCTCGCATCTCATCCCGAGCGCCCTGTACAACGCCGATCTTCTCGGAGACGAGGGATTCGAGTGTGTCGAGCGCATCGACGGGCTGTATGCCGCTGCCGACGGCGGGGAACTGACGGATTCTGGCGTCGTCATCGCCACCGGCTGGACGCGGCAACGCTGGTGGCCCAGTTGGGCCCGGTTTCGCTGGGAGTTCGATGCCGAAACGGGCGCCTTCCTGCGCCGGGACGCGGCGCCAGGTGGTTACTACGCCCAGGACATCTACCAGGGCACGGGCGGCGAACTGTGGTTGAAACTCGTGACCGGTCCGTTGCAGTTGCTCGGTCCGGACGATCAGCCGAGCGGCGTGACACTGGTGCCGGCGACGTTCGGGGCGATCTCCTTTCGCGCCGTGCTTGTCGACCGGCTCAATAACCGCATCGTCATGACCCCGGACGTCGACCGGATCCTCGAAGTGCGCGCGCTGGATACCGGGGTCCTGCTCCATACGCTGCAGGTCCCCAGCCGGCCGCGCGACATTTGCTACGAGGAAGGCACGCGCTGCTATGTCCTCACCGACAGTCGTGACCTCTTTATCCTCGACTATCTGGCCGGGCGCTGGTTTGGCGCGGTGAAACTGACCACCCTGAGCCGCGACACCGCGCGCATTGCCTGGGACCGGCGCTATCGCCGACTGCTGTCCATCGAGCAGGTCGTTACGCCGAATTACCTGAATCAGGTCGGGATCACCGGCTTTGCACTGCGCCCGGTGATTACGCATCTGTGCGTGCCGATTCCCCTGCAACGGCTGCGTGTCGGCACCACCGTAACGGTGCTGATCAAGGCCGTAGGCGACCTGGGCGAAGGCATTGCCGACGCCGTAGCGGTCAGCGCCGCGGGCCCGCATCTGGCCGCGCCGCAGAACGTCGTCGCGCTCGATGGCGCTGGCGAAGGGGTTTCCCACCTGCCGTTGCTCTCCGAAGGAGACGACGGCTTGTCGCTTTCGGTGAGTGTGCCATGCCCGTACTGACATCTTCTGCCACCTTCACGATCGGTGCCGTTGCGCCGGCGGTCGAGGAACTCACGCTGACGGTCCTGCCGGCGGCGGTGGGGAGCGGCGGCAAAGGCCGCCTGATCCATCCGACGCTTGGCACCTTCGATTACGACTCCGCGCCGGATCAGTGGACCGGCATCGACACCGACATCCTGATTCCGCCGGTGTGGGCGAGCAGCAAGACACTTTCCGGCACGGCCAATACGCTGTGGCGTGGCACGCTGCGCGACGCGGTCTGTGTCGAGACCTGGACCGCCGAGCGCGGCCTCGCCATGTCGATGGCGCAGTTCCGCATGCTGCTCGCCTTCTGGCAGAACCCGCCCGATCCGGCAAACGGCTTCATCCAGTGGTGGCCGTCCTACACCTCGGCCTTCGGTTTCAACGTAATCCTGACGGCGCTCACCGCCGGCGGCAACGGCATCACCATCGATGCGATTGCGGCGCAGGGCTATCTCGCCGGGCCGGTCGAACTGACGTTGCGCGTGGTGGCGCGGTGTTGAACGAGGTGCGCTGATGGACTCCCGTTTCTCGGCAGCCCGGAGTGTCGATGACGAACGGCGGGTGACGATCGCCGTCTATCCGCCCGGCACGTCGATCGCCGCCGTCGTCGCCGGTAGCGCACCGTCCCCGCTGGATCTCGCGCCGTACGCCACGCGCGTGCAGCAACGCACCGGTGAAGTGTCAGTGAGCCTCGCGTGGCACCACGAACTGTATGGTGCCGCACAGCCGGTACCGGGTCAGGTCCTCGCCGTCTGCGTCGACGGCGTGCTGCTGGCCGCGACGCTGATCGAATCATTGAACGATTACCGGCTCGCTTCCGGCGAGCGGCGGTTGACACTCACGGCCCGCTCCCCGGACGCCTTTGCCGTTTGGCGGGAGGTCAAGCGCGTCACCGACATCTATCCACTCGGCACCCGGCTCGATCAGATCGCGCGGGACATCGCGCAGGAGGTCGGCCTCACCGTGGCTGAGATCGCGTTGCCGCCGATCCTGTATGCGGTTCCGCACAGCAATCTGCAGTTGGCCGAGTTGTCCGCCTGGGACATGCTCGAGACGCTGCTGCTGCCGGCGGGGCTGGTACCGTGGATCGATGGGTGTGGACGGCTGCGCGCGATCCGGCGTGATCTGGCCCGGTCGGCCGACATCACGCTCACCGACGATCGCCTGATCGCCGTGACTCGTGGTCGGGCACTCGTTCCGCTATCAAGTCTGCGCCTCGCCTGGCAGGACCCGGACCTGACCGAGGTGCAGCAGCAGGACCAGAGCCTGGCCTCGGCGAACATCACGGCCGGCTTCTTCCAGATGCGTCAGGACCAGGACGTCTATTGGAGCGCGGACCGTACGCAACGGGCGCGCAATACCCGGCTGGTGATCAAGCAAAGTGCCAACAGCGGTCTGTTTCCAGTCTGCAGCGAGGACTACCGGGCTACGGCGCATACCGGCGGTCGCATCACGCTGGAAACCGCCGCCTGGGTGCCGGGGCTGATGGGGGTCTTTCTGGCGACGAAGGCGGCGGGAATGCTTCCCGACATCGCACCGCCCTTCGGTGGTCCGACCACCCCGGTCGGCAAGGCCGTGCATGCGGCACTCGAACTCTCCGTGCTGCTGACGATGGCCAGTATCGGCACCGGCAGCTACGAGGTGTGGGGCGCCCCCTACGACGTCGTGCATGCGCGGCACACGACGGAAGCCTACGATGCCGCCGCCCCGGCGTGGCTCGACAAGGTCGAAACCGTGGAGAGCGATCTCGTGCAGAACGACGCGCATGCACAGGTCTTCGCCGCGCGCGAACTGATCTATCGGGCGCATGCGGCACAAAGCTACGGCGTGACGCTCGTCGACGACCTGCGCCTCGAACCCGGCGACATCCTGGCCTTGCCGGATGGCTCGCGGCTCTATATCACCGGCCTCAACCGCGATCTGACCCGCGACGCGCCGGCGTTGGTCGAGGTGGAGGGCTTTGTGGCATGAGTCTCCTGACTAACCTGACGCAAGCGCAGATCGATGCAAGCCAGACCGAACTCGACGGCAAGATCCTGACGCGGCCGGCGTTGCTGGTCACCGATGGCGTGGCGCTGGTCTATGCCGTCGATGTGGACATCGGCGAAAGCGGCCGGATCCTCCGGAACGTGCCGCTCGCCCGCGCCAATCGCGATCTGCTGTACGCCGAAGCCGGAAATGCGTGCCGCTTGCGGCGCACGGCGAGCGGCAAATTCGAGGTTGTTGGTTTCTCCAAGGAACTGCCCGGGCGCTATGACCGCTTTCCGGTCGATCTGGGCTCGTTTGCCATCGGCCCGACCCAAGCGCTCGGTCTCGATGCACGACCCCTGACCTACGGCGAACTGGCGGATCTGCCCGGCGGCTATGGCACCGCTCCCTATGGCGCCACGGGACTCTTCCGTGGCGGTGAACTGATCGAGGTCAAGCACTGATGACGCTCTCCCTGCAACGCTTCACGAACGGCGACACCAACTACGTCGCCAAGCACAATGCCAACGCGGCGGCGCTGGAAACCGAACTCACTGCGCTGCGCAGTCTGCTCGGCGCGAGCTTTGGCGGCGCGGTATCGATCGGCGCAGCGCTGCAGGCCTTGCTCGGCCCTACGGTGGCGGTGATCGGTGCCGACTCTTACCGGGCGACCGGCAGTGGGACGACGCTGACCGTCGCGTCCGGCTGGTGCTGGCGACCGTCGCTTGGCGTGGTCCTCGCCCATGCCGGGCCGGTGACCTTGAGCTTCAGCGGCCAGCCGGCCGGAACCTATTACCTGCAGGCCGACAGCAACGGCAGTCCCACGCGCAGCACGAGCGCCAGCGAAGCGCTCTACCAGATCGTCTGGAGCGGCAGCGCCTTTACCGCAATCACGCGCCTGGCCGCGATCGTCTGGGGTGCGGCCGATCAAATCGCGGCGCAGGCGAGCACCGCCCTCGGGCAGAGCTTCGAGTCGCTCGACGCCCGGCTGGAAGCCGGCGAAACCGGAGCGGTCGCAGGAGCGCTGGCGCGAACGGCGCAGACCGGGCGGACGGTCAAATCGGTGGCCGGCGGTGCCAATGTGACGCTGACAGCGGCGGAAGCCAATGCAGCGGTGATTGCCCTGACCGGAGCCGTCACGGCCGCCATCCAGGTCACCGTGCCCTTGAGCGGACCGCGCGTGTGGTTGATTGAGAACGCTACGACGGGCAGCCGGGAAATCACCTTCAAATCGGCGGGCGGCGCCGGCGTCAGACTCCCACCCGGCGCGACCTTCGTCTATCACGACGGCGTCAATGTACTGGCAGTCGGCGCACGGCCCTATCGGCCGGCGGTGCTGGCACTGGCCTATGCCCCAACGCTCGTCGCCGACTTTGCCCGCGCTGACACCATCCGGGTCACGCTTGGCGGCAGCCCGACCCTCACCTTGACCAGTGCGGCGGACGGACAGCGCTGCGTGCTGGAACTCACCCAAGATGCCGTGGGCGGCCGCGTCGTCAGCTTCGGCTCGGAAGTGCGGCTCGGCACGGACGTCGGTGCGATCGATCTCTCCAGCACGCCCGGGCTCACCGACCGGCTCGGTTTCATCTACTCGACGGCGAGTAGAACCTTCGACCTCGTGGCGATTGCCAAAGGATTCTGAGACATGGCCCTGCTCTTCATGGATGGTTTCGACCATTACAGTTTTGCCGAGATCACGCAGAAATGGACGGCGCGAGATTCCTCGACGACCAGTGGCAACGATATCAAGCCGACCAGCGGCCGACGCGGCGGCGGTGCGTTGCTGATCGGCAGTTCGGGCGGACTCTACAAATCCGTGCCGGCGCGGACAACGTTCGTTCTTGGTGTGGCCATTTACCCGGTCACGATGCCGACCACGACCGGAGGTGGCCAGCCGCTCTTTGAATTGCGCGATGGGTCGACGCAGCAACTCTATGTGTTCATCGACACGGCGGCGAAACTGCGCATTTATCGCGGTGGTAGTGTCTTGCTCGCCACCTCCGACGAGCCGCTGCCGATTGCCACCTGGAGTTATGTCGAGTTCAAAGCGACCATCGACAATTCGGCCGGGGCTTATGAACTCCGGGTTAACGGCCAGCCTTGGCTGACGGCGAGCGGGATCGATACGCAGTACTCGGCGAACGCCTTCGCCAATTACGTGTGTCTGGGCATCAGCGGTTCGAACGACGGTAACATCTACTACGACGACTTTTACCTTTGCGACACGAGCGGCGCGGCGAACAACGACTTTTTAGGGGATGTACGCATCGACGTTCTCGTGCCCAACGGACCGGGGACGTACAAGGACTGGATCCCGTCGACCGGGACCGACCACGCGGCGCTCGTCGATGAAGCGTCGCCGACGACGACCGATTACCTCACAGGGGACACGCCCGGGGCGCGCGAGAGTCTAATTGTTGGCGACCTTCCGGTTCCTGGGTCCGTGGTGGCGGTGCAGGTGTGCAATTACCTCGCCAAGACCGATGCCGGGGCTGCCAAAACACGCAACCTGATCCGCTCGGGCGCCAGCGAGGCGTACGGGGCCGAGGCGGCACTGTCCACGAGCTACGTCTATAGTCTCTCGGTGCATGAGACCGATCCGGCGACCGGGGAAGCGTGGACGACGGCGGCGGTGAATGCGCTCGAGGTCGGCGTCGAAGTCACGCAGTAACGGCACTGTCCGATGAGCACGCTCTTTCTGGCCGACAGCTTCTCCGAAACGGCCGACACGGCGCTTGCCGCACACTTGCCGGAAACGGGCAGCGCGTGGGCTGCTTACGGCTCCCCTTACAGTGCGACGGCCTCGGTCGTGGCTACCGAAGGGCGCGTGGCCGGTTCCTCGAGTTCGGCCACCGCGCTATACACAAATGCTGTCACGCCCCCGTCGGCCGATTACCTCGTCGAAGCCGTGGTGCGCTTTACGAGTTCCACCGGAAAACGCGTGGGGATTGCCGCTCGTTATTCGGCGAGCGGCACCGAGAACGGCTATCTTGTCTTCTTCGACGGGAATTACTGGGTGCTGCGCAGGGTCGTCGCAGGCGTCGCCAAGGATCTGGGCAGTTACTACGGGAGTTCGTCACTCAATACCGACTATGTGCTGCGCCTCGAGGTCTTCGCGACGACGCTGACCGTGTCGATCGATGGTGTCGCGCGAATCGTTGCGAGTGACGACAGCTTCACCGCCGCCGGGTACGTCGGCGTCCTCGTGCGCTCGGGCGGTCGTATCGACAGTCTGGCCGTCACGACGCTCGATACGCAGCCGGCACAACTGGCGCAGCTGGCCATCGAGGCGGCGATCTCCCCCGTACCGCAACCGCGTCTCACGCAAGCGCTCGCGGAGGTGTTGAGCCAGTCCCGGGTACCCAGCCGGCTGGCGCAGACGGTCCTCGAAACGCTGGTGTTGCCGTTCGCTCCGGCGCGGCTGGATCAGGCCGCCGTGGAAGTGCTGTGGCGCGATCCGCGGCTGGCCGGCGACCTGGCGCCCAGGCTCTCCGGTATGGCCCGGCTCGATCTCGGGCTCTCGTTGGCGAGTGCGGCCGACGTCACCGTGCGCGGCACCGCGACGCTGTCGCTGGGGACCGAATTCGCGCCCGCGGAGGGGACGGTGACCGCGAGTGTGACCGCTCCCCTGAAAACCCTGCCTCGCCTCGCTGCCGATGTCTCTTCAAGGGTAGTGGGGGTTGCCGCGTTGCGCCTGGGCGATGAACTGACCGCCTCCGGTCGGCTTGCCCTGATCCTGAGTGGCCGGTTTGCCGGCGACACCCCGACCCCGTCGGCGTTCTGGCTACTCTTCTGAAGGAATCCTGTGATGAGTTTATCGAATCTGCTCGAGGAAGCGATCGGCGCCCACCTGCTGCGCAGCGGCGAATGGGCAAAACCGGTGGCACTCTATCTCGCACTGCTCAAGGCCGATCCGGGCGAAACCGGCATGCTCGACGAGGTGACGGGCGGCGGCTATGCGCGTCTTGCGGCTGGTCCGCATGATGCGCTGTGGTCATTGCCAGCGAATGGCAACAAGCAGTTCGCCAACGCCGTCGATTTGACGTTCGCTGCGCCGACCGCGGATTGGGGGCGCATCTCGCATTTTGCGCTGATGGACGCGCTGACCGGAGGAATGATGGTGGCCTATGCGCCGCTGACCGTGCCGCGGGAAATCTACGGCAACGATCCGGCCCCGCTCTTCGTCGCCGGCGATCTGAAACTCACCTTTGCCGGGCATCTGACGGATGTGCTGGCCGAGAACATCGGCACGCATCTCCTGCGTTCCGCCGCCTGGGAAAAACCCACGACGCTGACCGTCGGGCTGGAAACCGATACCGGCGCTGAGGTCGCAGGCGGGGGGTATGACCGGCTCGCCGTAGGGCCATCGGATGCTGCCTGGACCGGACCGACCGAGGGAAACGGACAGCACGCCAATGCCACCACCTTGGCCTGGGCGAGTCCGACCGCCGATTGGGGAACGGTCGCTACCGTGACGCTGTGGGACGCGGCGGTCGATGGCCAGATCCTCGTCGCTATTCCGCTGGCGACCCCACGCACGATCGTGCCCGGGGCGCTCGCGCCGAATTTCCAGGCCGGGGGCCTCTGTCTCGCCTTCGATTGAACCTGTCTACCGCATCACTTCCGGCCGTCCACGTGACGGCCTTTTTTACGTCTGGAGAATCGCCATGACCAACCCGGAAAAAGCTGACACCACGCTCGAGAATCGGATCCTGTTGCGCCAGGAGGACCTGGAGGAATTATTGAGTCACGCCGCCGAGCGCGGTGCGACGCGGGTCCTCGCTCACCTTGGTCTGGAAAACGGCCACGCCGCGCGCGACATCCGTGAGTTGCGCGATCTCCTGGAAGCCTGGCGCGAAGCGCGCCATACGGCCTGGCAAACGTTCATCAAGGTGCTGACGACGGGTGTCCTAGCCGCGCTGCTGGTCGGGGCCGCGATCAAGCTCAAGTTGCTGGGAGGTCCGCAATGATCGAGACCTTGCTGGGTGGCCTCCTCGGTGGAGCCTTCCGTCTCGCGCCTGAAATCCTCAAGTGGCTCGACCGCCAAGGCGAGCGTGGTCATGAACTGGCGATGCAGGACAAGGCGCTGGAGTTCGAAAAGTTGCGCGGGGCGCAGCGGATGGGTGAGATCGGGGCCAGTGCCGATGCGGCGTGGAATGCCGGGGCGATCGAGGCGCTGCGTGATGCTGTTCGTACCCAGGGCGAGAAAACCGGCGTGCGCTGGGCCGATGCCTTGTCGATCAGCGTGCGGCCCGTGATCACCTACTTTCTGGTGGCTTTGTTTGGCATAGTAAAAATCACGGCCTTTATCGGTTCGATTTCCAATGGAGTCGGCTTCGGCTCAGCGCTGCTGGCAGCCTGGACTGATGCGGATCAGGCCCTGCTTTCAGGGATTCTCAACTACTGGTTCCTGAATCGAACCCTTGAAAAGGGGCTGCGGTGATGTGGCGGCCGAAGGATCCTGCACGATCATGGAGCCGCAAACAGCGCCCGCTTCTGGAACGGTTCTGGGAGAAAGTCGCCGTTCGAGAGCCAAACGACTGCTGGTTTTGGCTGGGGGCGAAAGGCCGCCATGGCTATGGAAATATCGGTGCGGGAAACGGGATGACGCTACGAGCCCACCGCGTGAGCTACGAACTAGCCTACGGAGCCATTCCTGCCGGTTTCGTCGTCTGCCACCAATGTGATGAGCCACTATGCGTAAACCCGGCCCATTTGCGTGCTGCAAGCCAATTCTCAAATCTGAGAGAAATGGCCGACAAGGGGCGGGCCGCACGAGGCGAACGAAGCGCAGGTGCAAGGCTCAATTGCGAGGCAGTACAGGTCATTCGGTCTAGTGAAGCCAAGCAAGTCGATCTGGCTCGCCACTTCGGTGTCTGCCCCATGACGGTCAGTTTAGCCAAGCGAAAACTGACTTGGAGATGCCTGTGATCGAGGTTCCCCAAGCAGCCATCGAACTGGCGAAACGCTTCGAGGGGTTCGAGCGCAAGGTGAAGAGTGGAATCGAGATCACCGCCGTTCCCTACGTCTGCCCCGCAGGGTTCTGGACGATCGGTTTCGGTCATCTATGCGGCCCGAAGCATCCGCCGATCACCGAAGTGGAAGCAGAGGTCTATCTGGCGCGCGATCTGCAAACGGCGCTGGCGGCGACACTGCGTTACTGCCCCGTGCTTGCCACAGAACCCGAGGGGCGGCTCGCCGCCATCGTCGACTTCACGTTCAATCTTGGCGCGGGGCGGCTCCAGACGTCGACGTTGCGGCGGCGGATCAATCAGCGAGACTGGGCTGCCGCCGCGAAGGAACTGCGACGCTGGGTCTATGGTGGCGGGAAAGAGCTCCCAGGGTTGATTACTCGCAGAGAGGGCGAAATCCGCCTCTTGAGTTTGTGAAGTCTTAGCTCGCCTATGCACTGATCGGCGATTGGCCTCGAGCGAAGTCGTCTTGGAATCGGTATCGCCGGTCTGGGGAATAGGGTGAGGCTCGAACGGCCGCGGCAGCGAGGAACTGGCTGCGCCGAGCCACCATCACGTAGCTTTGGGCATCGGGTCGGGTACAACGCAATACCGATGACCTCAACTACTTCAACCGCTCGGTGCGGATCCGCATGCCGGGTGGTCTGGGAGGGGGGGCAGCCTCTTACGGCAGCCCCCTGTCCCGATTATGCTGTCGTGCTTTTCGTCATTCAGCGGCACCCGCCTCGGCAATCGGCGCTACTTCCACGGCGACCGACGTCGTGACCGGAATTTCTACACTCGCGCTTGTATCCTCTGGGGTGGTGCTCGCCGGGAGAGCGGCGGGGCGCTTCGCCGCAGGCGCTTTCTTGACAGGCGTTGCTTCGTGTTTCGCCCCTGCGACTTTCTTGGCCGCCGGCTTGGTTTTGGCCGGGGCAGCGGCTTTGGGAGCAGGAGCGGGTTTGGCTTTCGGCGCGGTCACCGCCTTCTTGGCTACAGGCTTGTTTGCCAACTTCGGCGCTGTAGCGGCTGTCTTCGAAGCGACTGGCTTTTTGGACGGTGCGGCCACCTCTTTGGCTGCCTTCTGATCGGCGGCTTTCTTTACTACCGCCTTGACCGCTTTAGGCGCAACAGCCGGTTTTTCCTTGCCAATCAGAAAATCGTCACGCTTGCCTTTCTTGATCCACTCTGGCGGTTTGCCCCAACCGTTCCATGTCTTTTTGCTGACTGGATCCATGTATTTGGGCGCGAGCTTTTCGGATTTCTTGGTGGGCTTGGCCTTCGGCGTTTCTGCCGGAACCGCTGTGGAAGGGGCGCTGGCAACAACAGTCTCAAACAAGTCCGATGGGGTGAGAGCGTACTTCTCTATTTGCGCCTTGATCCCCGCGATGACCCTGGCCGCTTCTGCCTTCCGCAGGACTTCGGCTTTCTTTTGAAGCTCAGCGATCTGTCGCTGGACACTCTGGTAAGTCGCCATAAAACGCTTTCAGAAAAGGTAAGTGTAGGGGCGGATTATACGACTCGAAAAATTTTGTATGCGAAAGAAATGCGGACAGTTCAAACATCAGTCCATGCATGCAATCGGGATATGCCTCAAGCCACTGTATTGCAATGAGTGGTATTTCGAGCGCCCGAGAAGAGCACTTTCCGGAAAGAAAATTACAAAGATGGCCGCCATTGTGGATTTCATGTTCAACCTTGGCGCGGAGCGATTGCAGACGTCAACACTGCGGCGGCAGATACCCCGCGGGACTGGATTGCGACCGCGCAGGAACTGCGTCGGTGGGTCTGTGGCGGCGGGAAGGTGTTGCCGGGGTTGGTAGCGCGGCGAATTGAGGAAGCCGGTTGCCTTATGCGATTAGCTTAAGGTGAATTGCGTAGGGCATCCCTGATCGCAACAATCACGGAGTCAATTTCACCCTCTATGTCATGTTCCCAGAATCTCAGGACAGTCCATCCGAGTTCTTGCAATTGGCGGTTTACTTCCTCGTCCCGCGCAATGTTGCGGCTGATCTTCGCCTCCCAGAACAGTGTGTTGGTGCCCGGGGTGGCATAGTGTTTAGGGCATCCGTGCCAAAAGCATCCATCGACGAACACTGCAATTCGTCTAGAAATGAAAGCCACGTCGGGCCTGCCGGGGAGCCTTGGCCGGACGCGGTAGCGAAAGCCCTCCCTCCATAGCAGCCGTCTCAATGCCAGTTCCGGTCCAGTATTCCCGCTCCTAATGCGGGCCATCTGCTCTGAGCGGGTGAGGGGCCTTCCCTTTCGACGCTTCTTTCGTGGCACGAAGGTGTCTCCTAGTAATTCGGCTTCTGCTCGGATATGCTTATTCGTTTAGCTTATCCAAAACGACAAACATGCCCAAGAAAATCCGGTTGCCGTCTGACGTAGCGAAGGCAGTACGTGCAAGGCGGCTTGCCAGCCTACAGAAAAGGGATAGGCTCTTGCCCTGTCTGAATGCCTTTGACGAGATCGTCCGAAACCTGCGCGACGGGGGCGACAAGACGCCGGAACGGTCTGCGATGAACTACCTCACCGATATTCTCCGGGGCACCTACAAGATCGTCCTTGACCAGATTGGTGCGGCCGGGAAGACGGGCATCAACGCCACCAATGCCGTGAAGCGTTCGGCTGGCACTAACTTCCAGGGGCTCTGCGAGTACGCGATCCTGAGGTGGATCGAGACGACCGACCTGCCGGTATGCGTCGGGCCGAATGCCCCGAAATCCATGAAGGATGAGCTCACCATTTTCGGCCGGGATGCAGATTCCGGCGAGTTCTCCGTCGAGCCGGACATCGACATCTCGCTTTGGATCCCGAACGAAGATCCGGCCTCGCCGCTGATATTCGTATCGGCGAAGACCTCGCTCGTCGACAGGGCGGGGCAGGCGGCGAGGTGGAAGCTGTACCTCGACCTTCACCAGACCACCTGCGAGCATACGAAGCGTGTTCCCGACTGCCCGATCCACAGGACGTCGATTCGGGTAAAGACGCAGCACCCGATCATCCACAGCATCGTTACCGCGAACATCTACAAGATCGACACGACGCAGCCCGGCGGCGAGCTGACATCCGGGCAGTGCAGGAACAACACCTACATGTTCCGGCACAAGTACACCACGCGCAATGACAGCCGGGAGGTGCGGCCGGCCTCCTGGAAAGGCTTTTCGGCGTTTCCGGACCTGGCCGAGTCGACCTTTCGCCCCTACCTGAAGAGGCTTGCCTGAGGCTTGGGCACGCCGGGCGCCCATTGGCGTTTGGGGCCCTCCGTCCTTTTTTCCGCCCAGATGGAGACCGAGGGATGTGAATGTACGGGCCGGGCGGTTCCGTCGACTGGCAGGTCGAGGCGGTTGCCATCAATGCTGTAGAGCGCGATCTCGTCGGTGATCTCCGGCGAGAGCGTATAGCCGGCAAACCCGGACGACCCGTGGATATATTCCAGCCGTCGGGCACGGGCTCCCAGGTCGCGGACGTCGCGGACGCACCCGCCGAGCATCTTTACCAGTTCGACGCCGATGGCCCTTGCCAGGAGGGGGGGCACCGCGTTGCCGACCTGCGTGTACTGTGGCACGTCGTGCTTCCGGTCGACAAACCCCGACGTGCGTTTGCCGATGAAGACGAAGTCGTCGTCGAACGATTGGAGTCTTGCCATCTCGCGAACCGTCGGAATGCGGTCTTGCCGGTAGTGAATGAAGTCGTCGGGAAGGGCCAGCACCGTGTTGGAGATATGGTTCCGGTCCATTCTGGCCATGGTGCGCTTGGCACTCTTCGCCTCGTCCGGGACGCAGTTGATGGTGGATCCCTCTGGGATCAGGCTGAACATCCTGACCGCCTTCTCCCGGTGCTTCGATGCGAGGTGGTTGAAGATTAGATCCGTCCGCCGGCGTGCCCGCTGGTATGCGGATTCTGGTGTGACTGAATGGCGGTGCCCCTCTTCACCGGGCTCGATGAAGTCGAGGTCGGAAATCGCATCCCGGATCGAGACGTGCGGGTGCTGTGCGGCAGTAAACAGGTCGGGCGGTCCGGCCTCGGGGTTGAGGTGCGTGGGTTGCGGCCAAGAGAACCGCAGCCTCTCTCCCCGGCGGATCCCGACTAGCACAAATCGCAGGCGGCGCTGCGGCAGACCATAGTTGACTGCGTTGACGAGCGAGTCGTCCACGTCGTAGCCCATCGCCTCGAACCGTTCCCTCGCAGCAAGATACATCTTGCCGCCGTACATCTTCTTGAAGCCAGGTACGTTCTCCAGAACGATTGCCCTGGGCCTGACAGCCGCGACGATGTTGCAGTAGTCGTCGAAGAGGGTGTTCCTGGGATCGTGCTCGTTCTTCTTCCCAGCGGTGCTGAACCCCTGGCACGGGGGGCCGCCGACGATGATGTCCACTTCATCGGTCCCGTGATGCCTCCGGAGCAACTGCTTCAGGAACTGGGGGTCGAGCTTGCGCACGTCACCGACCACGCCAACCGTCCCTGGATGATTGAAGACATGCGTCAGTGCTGGTTGCGGATGGAGTTCCTGCGCGAGCAGGACGTGGATCCCCGCCTGCTCTAGCCCCTCGGAAAATCCGCCCGCCCCGGAGAACAAGTCTATGGCGGTAAGCCTTTTCACCGCCTCCTCCCTTTCGTTGCTCATTGCGCGCCGCCCGGTTCCATGGCGATTGATTTCCCCGACGTGCGTGGACGGGCCAGATCCTCGGACGGAGCCAGGTGGAGCGCCAGCTGGCTCGCCGACGAAAGGTACGATTCCGTGCATCGCAGGAACCAGTCCTTTAGTGTCACCCCGTCGCGCGCAAGCGCGGAGTAGAGGTTCCGCTTCAGGTCGGGGTTGACCTCGATCACGATTCGACCGCTGGTACCAATGCTCATGATCCGTGATCCTGATGTTATGTGACATTTGTGACGTTACATTACTTTGCGCTCCGAGCCAAGGGCGGCTGGATGAATTGCCAGCATTGTCTTTACAATCGCATTACATTGATCTAGCATAACCTTTTTTGCTGGAGGCGTCCGGATGACCATCGCCGAGCGCAAGACGGAAACCGTGAATCTCAGGCTGTCGCCCCGCATGAAAGAGCTGTTGCGGGCGGCTGCGGATCGCGAGCACCGCACGCTCTCGAACATGATCGAGTCCTTGGTGCTGGAGTATTGCGAGCAGAACGGCATCCACGCCGCCGCCGAGCCGCCGGATGCTGCCCGGTCACCAGTCGGGTCGCAAGGATGATATGAAACGGACTGAACCCTCCCTTTCCGACGACAAAGGAAATACCGACGCCCGGCTGACGGCAATCGACCTGTTTGCCGGCTGCGGGGGGCTGACGCAGGGGCTCAGGGATGCAGGCTTTGCCGTGCTTGCGGCGGTCGAGCTCGACCCGCTGGCTGCGGAAACCTACACTGCAAACCATCCGGACGTCGGACTTTTGAACGAGGACATCCGCACGATCACGGCCCCTGGCCTGTGCTCTGCGTACGGAATAGCCCCTGGTGACCTTGACCTGTTGGCCGGGTGCCCGCCCTGCCAGGGTTTTTCGCGCCTGCGCAACAACAATCGCCGCGACCGCATGGACGATCCCAGGAACAGGCTGATCGACGAGGTGCTCCGACTAGTCGAGGGGTTGCTGCCGAAGGCGGTCATGGTGGAGAACGTGCCGAACCTCGGGCGCTACACGCGCTATCAGGAATTCAAGCGGGGGCTACGGCGCCTAGGGTACAAGGTTTCCGACCAGATTCTCGACGTGGCAGAGTTCGGTGTCCCCCAGAGGAGACGCCGGCTGGTCGTGCTGGCATCCAGACTGGGTGAGATTTCCCATATTGCCCCCGACGGATGCCATACGACGGTCCGTGATGCCATCGGGCGTCTTTCCGGACGTGGTTTTGACAAAGATCCGCTGCACAATGTTGCCGAAAAGCGTTCCGAGCGCATCAGGAAGATGATTAGCGCGATCCCGAAGGATGGGGGGAGCAGGACGTCCCTGTCGTCCGGATTCATCCTGGACTGCCACCGCGAGGTGGACGGCTTTTATGACGTCTATGGGCGCATGCGATGGGATGACGTCGCGCCGACCATCACAGGGGGGTGCATCAACCCGTCGAAGGGTCGCTTCCTGCATCCGGAGGAGGATAGGGCCATCACTCTACGCGAGGCGGCACTGCTTCAAAGCTTCCCGTCCGACTACTACTTTTCCCTCAGGCGCGGCAAGTATGCCGCTGCCGAGATGATAGGCAACGCCCTTCCGCCGCGATTCTCGAGGAGGCAGGCGGAAAGCGTTCGCGCGCACCTCCTGGCCCATTCTGGGTCTCCGGGCTGA